CCGCGTGGATGGCTTGGAAGCTTGGCCGTGAAAGCACTGTCAGCTACAACGCTGCGGTTAACGCTTACCTACGACAGCCAGGCAATCCGTGGTTCTGTTATGTTGTGGAAGGTGCAGATGAATCCTGTGCGCAGCTGGCACTCGCTTTGTGGCCTGATGAACCCGCTGTTAAAGACCAATGGACATTGGCCAGAGACACCACCGACGATGCCTGGACACGCAGCATGGGATGGGAGTGGTTGTTTATGGCCGCTCTTTATGGAGTTGATCTAAATCTGCTGGAGTATTCCGGCAAACGTCACTCCAAAGTTTATCCTCAATCTCATTAAGGAAAACGATTGCGTGCTGTCTTGTATAAGGAGGAGTTTGCTCTGAATTTACGAGATAGCGAAGGGTGTCACACATAATTTGCAATTGCTTTTCATCTTGTTCATCGATCCACTGTTTCATTGCGAACCACCTTTAGTACGGCGGGTTTTCGCTTGGCCGCTACGACCCGACAGGTTATGAATAGATCACCGTTTACCTCAAAAAGTACGTTACACTTCTCATCCAGTATAACAAAAGTTGTGTCGATTTCAGTCATCGAATAGCGAAAACATGCTTTCCCTTGAATCTTCTGCTTCTTTATCCTTTTGCCGAGATGATACTCGACCTCATAAGTAATCCACGGACCACTAGCAATCTGGTCTTTTTCGCGTTGCATTAAGGTCAACACTTGAACATCTCTCCCCAGATGACCGCTTCCTTGAGCGGGCTGATTGGAATGAATGTGGGCCACGCTTCACGGTAATCATCAGAATACTCGATAATCCCAAAGCCCGTAGTCCAATCCGCCACACCTCCATAAAGATACTCTTGCTGGTTCATGTCCGAGAGATGCCCGCAGTTCATGGCAAACATCCTGTCCTTTGCGTTTGCGAACCAACGGACTGCTGCGCCATGATCGTGACCGTGAACGACACTTGCGCCGTATTTACGCAGCATATTCATACTGACGTTCATGCCGCACCTATCGCCGTGCATATAGAGGATGTCACCAAGCCGGTAAATTTTGCCGTAGGCGTAGTACTCCCACCCAATCGCTTCGAGCATGGTGGCTTCACGGAGAGAGGGGATCAGCTTCCCGAGATCACCTCCATTAGCCCACACCCACTTCTGGAAACGCATTTCATGGTTGCCTTCCATGAAGACCTTTTTACACTTGTCACCAAGAGCGCCATTGAGACGTGCAAAGAGCTTCTTAAAATCCTCAACGTCATCAAACGCGCTGGTTTTCCTTACCGGGTCTTTGTCAAACCGTGAAAGTTGATAGAAGTCTAAAGCGTCCCCAAGGCAAATAAAATGCTCTGGGCGCAAGGTTTTGCAGACGTTAATTAAAACTTCTACAGCCTTCACATCTTGAAACGGCACATGAATGTCTGGGCAGATAATCGCTAATTTCATGGTGTTTTTAGCCCCGTGTCAGAATAACACGCAAAGCCTCAAAGACCGTCAATTGGATAACCGACGTTGGCGGGACGGGTTCTATATGATAAGCCCAATGCACCCTATCAAGATTTTTGTATCCGTTCGTTGGTGCATCGCTTACCTTGATAAATCAACAGTTGATTAACAATCGTCTTGGGGGGCTTTTTTATGAAAAACGAAAATCGCTCTATTGAATGGATGGAATGGTTTGTTAGAATAGTCTCCATTGGTATCGCTAGTCTTGCTGTCAATTATTTGAAAGATATTGGCAAAGAAACCGCTATGCTCTCGATGCAGTTCCTCGAACTCAAGTATGAAATTAAACGTCTCGCAGATGCCAACTTGAGTTATGCTGAAAGAGTGCAGAAGATAGAAGAGCGTCTCACCAAACTAGAGGAGGAAAAACGATGACGGATATTAAAGAAACAAAAGAACTTCTTGTGGCACTCGTAAAGCTCGGTAAACTTGCAGCCAAACAACTCGGAGATGGGGTGGACCTGAGCGATGCCGTTGCCATTGCCAAGGCGTTGGCGGATGAGGAGTTCCGCAAAGCGATCCTTGATGGATTCGCTGGTATTCAAGATGTTCCTGCTGAAGTCAAAGATGTTGACGCTGCTGAAGCAATTGCGCTCGTTGGTGTGCTTTATGCCGAACTCCAAAAGTGAGACAGCAAAAAAATGGTTGAAAAGAGCCGGATGGATTCTTGGCTTTGCCGCTAGGTTCCTTCCGGCTAATATCAGGGCATGGACGTTAGCTTTGTCTACGCTCGCCGGGGGTGTTGTCACTCTGCTCGACAGTTGTGACAAGCCGAAGTCACCTCCGGCTCCTATTTCCACACCCACTGCGACACCGACACCGACACCCACGCCGGTACCGACACCAACAAAGCCACCACTCCCAGAATTAAAGGCACCAAACTATGTCAAAGCAGGCACGCCTTTTTGGATCGAACTCTGCAACACGGGAAACCTATACGATGTTAGCCTATACGCTGATAATCACCGTTTGGGCTTTATGGGCTTTGGTAAGCCTTGCATGAGGCTTAATATCACGCTCAACCAACGTGGCAAAAGAACGCTGATTGCGTTCTTACCGAATACCGAAAAGGTCTATTTCGATATCACCGTCGAGTAAGAAACTCCTCAATCCCCTTCGCCACGCCCTTTGCATACGAGACTGTTATCGTGGATGGGATCTTGCCGTTGAAATACTTCCAGTCGATAAAGAAGCCTTCCGTGAGACACGCGGGGATGGTTGGGGGGCAGCCTCTCAGAATGCCGAGGGTCTGCTTCTTAACGCCTCGGTTGGCGTAGCTAAGTTCTTTGAGCAGATTGACCTGAATGGACTTAGCAAGATCCAAATCCTCCTGAGTCGCATCGTCATCGACAAGCGTCTCTGTTCCATTCGCGGTCCCGTCAAACGCATTGTGATGGATTGAGACGAACACATGGGCACCGACATCGCCAGCACGTTTGCCTTTCTGTCTCAGAAACAATTTAGGAGCGTCCTCGGAGGTGTAATCAAACACATGGACAAAGGCACCCTTGTTCTCAAGGTCTACAGCCACAAGCCTTGCGACCTCTGCATTGAGCGCCTGTTCATTGGTGTTATTGCCTTTGGCACCAACATCAAATGCCGCGCCCGATCCCCATCCGTGACCGACGTCCAAGGCGATAACTTTACCATCGAGAGTTTTGTCTGGTACTGATTGTTTACAAGTTGGGCAAATGTTCATTGTGCATCCTCCACACATCAAGTACGATCATACCACCAATCCCGCTCACCTCTATCTCTCCTAGTTGGCGCGAGCCGGTGTGTTGGTTGGGTGGTAAAACAGAAGGTTTTGTATGGCTAAGAAGGCTGACCACCACAAACTCACTTCCATTAGAATCCACGATGAGTTTGCTAAACGTATTCCGCCTGAAAAACTAGCCTTGTCTGGTCAGTACAACATGCTCAGTCTCAACGTCGATTGGTTGGATAAACACCCCATCAATATGACAGGTGACGTACAGGGGTTTTGCCCGGATCTGGGCGAGCCTATCCTCATAAAGCCTCTTGATGCTCGCCTTGCGGTTGACCATGAAGTATTCCCGCAGGACGCGCATACGGTTCTGGGCGATGACTCGCCAAGCGACCATAAAACCGCCCTCTTGGGTATCCTTCTTGATATGCGGCTCAACGCTGACGCCTAAGACCTTACAGCGGTGTATCTGGCTTTTGTCACCGACCTTGTGAGCCTTTGCACTATGGCTGAGTTTGAATATCTCACCGCAGTATCCACATTCACGGGCAAAGAAGCTGATATCCATTTTGCACGATGGGCATTTCTTCTTCTGCACATCGGGATTCTTTTCACTGTGTTCATCCTTGATGTACATGTTGGTCACTCTAGGCAATTCGAGTGAACCAAAACGGGTGAAGTTTTGTGCAAAATCGAGGATCAAGAGATCCTCTTTTCCGGGATACGGACGCAAGCCGCGCCCGCAGATCTGCACAAATAAACTGGTGCTTTTTGTCGCACGCAACATGACGATGCAATCCACAATGGGAGCGTCAAATCCGGTCGTCAGTGCGCCAATGGACACGACTGCTTTGTATTTACCTTGACGGATATCTTCGAGGATTACGTCGCGTCCCTTGGTCTCTCCATCGACGTAAACAATCTCATCCTCTGCTAAGTATCCTTGGAGTGCCTTGCATATCTTTTGCCCGTGATTACGGGTGACACAAAAGAACATGGTGCATTTTCTAAACTTCTCATAGGCGAGCCATTCATGGATTGACTCTTTGATGACGTATTCGTTGCTGGTTCTTTCTTCAAGTTCCTTGAGATTAAAGTCACCATTCTGGGTCTTAATCCCATCGGTATCAATCTTAGTGTTGACGAGCGGGAACTTGTATGGAACTAGGAATCCCTGCTTCCTTAAAACATCCATCCCGATGTTGTAGCAAATGTTCTGGAAGAACTTATCCTGACCCCAAATTTTCCCGCCTGAAAGCCTCCACGGCGTGCCCGTCATACCGACGACGAGGCATCCTTTTTGATATTCCATAATTCTCATGTACATTGAGTTGTCACGGGGGTCTAATTGATGAGCCTCGTCCAGTACTACCAAGGAAAACTTGCCACATAATTCAGGATTTCTACCGAGCGAATCCCGTGAAGCGAAGATGACTTGATGGTCTGTATCTTTGCGGTTCAGACTTTGGCAAAAGACACCCGCCTCGATGTCGCAGAATTGATTAAATTTCTCAAGATTCTGCTTGATAAGATGTGATTGCGAACAGAGAACCAGCACGCGGCCTTTGGGTGCGGCAAGCGCGGCTATTTTACCGCTCAAAATCGCCTTCCCTGAGCCGGTAGGTGCGACAATGAGGGTATGCCTACGCCCGTTCATTAAGTCTTGTCTGGCGGCGTTTATGGCTGCTTCTTGATAGTCTCTAAGTATTATCATTCTTTCTGAACACAATCGTATAAAGCGCGCCCACGATGATAAACGGCCAAGCAAAGGTACATAAAATAATACCAATAACCATCGAGCTTGCGTCGAGTTCATCGTAAGAGCGGATTGCAGTGGCTACAAACAAGGTCAAACCGATAACGGCGTACAACAAAATCGCGTGTTCAAGGCTGAACGCTGACATAAGGTGTCCCATAGCATTGTGACCAGAACTCACAAACCGAACCATTCCGCTTGCAATTGCTGGTATTCTGCATTGGCGGATCGGTCTTCAACGCGCGCGCCCGCATAAGCTGAGAGCGCATATTGAACATCGTCTGCTCAATGTTCAGCATATCAAGTGTGAGAAATGTTTCCCTATAATTCGTCAAACCAATGCGTTCGACAAACTCGTCGTGTGTTTCGCCCTTTTTGAGCCGTTGCCTTGGCTTCTCTATTTCACGGTAACTCATGCCGATGAACCTCTTTGGATCGAGGCCGGTCTGACGCGCGAAGTGTTCGGCGTGTGAGGCATAGAGGCACATCTGCGGGTCATTCTTGAGCTTGAACTTAATCATCTCATCCAACCCAACACCAACGGTCTTCATATCGACGATGTACCAGTACCCGCTTTCATCTTGGAAAATTGCATCGGCATACATCACAAAGTCTTCCGTGAAGATCTCGATTTCAGTGGCGACAAAGCGTTCTTTTTTGATGTTGTTTGTAAAGTATGAATTAAGACACGCGCGGAGCTTTGCACCGTCGTTGTCCCAATTGAGACCATTGACGGCCACAACGGACTGCAAAATATCGTCCGTGAATTGAGACTGGTCATAGCGCGAGAGATACAGCGCCTCATGGAATGCGCTCCCGAAGGCGAAATAGGTGGGTGCCACCCAATTCTCGTCCCGAGGGGTCAAATCAACGTAACGGTGCTTGAACTTGGTCTCGCAGGTCAAAAGCGTTCCGAGCGCGCTCTGGCTCGCAACAAAGGGCTTCTCAGGGTCACGTCGGAACGCTCTTTCCATGCTTCACCTCAAAAGGGGACGTTAGTCTTGGCGGTCGCAGGGCGTGGGGACACGCGCGGTGGAGGTGTTGTCTTCACGGGAGCCTTGGCTGGAAGCATCTCAGGAACGTCGTCTTCTTCTTCAACCACAGCGGCAGGCTGATCCTTTTGCACAACGTAGTTCTTGACCTTAGATGACATCGAGCCGTTGTATTCTTCGACCTTGGTCTGAACTTCGAGGACTTGGTTCTCAAGGTCAGCGGCGGTGAACTCCTCTGGGAAGCTCCCCCAGATTGCTTTGACGCACTTCTTTAACTGCTGCCAGCCAATCTCCTCGGCCTTGGGATTGTCGTTTTGATAGTTAATCATGTCCGACGTGTTCCAATTCGTGTATTGGCCATCGACTACTTGCATCTTGAGGCGGAGATATCGGCCTGTGCCGGTCTTTGTTTCCTTGTCCTCGACCGAGGTAATCATCACGCGATATTTACCCGCTGGCAGACAATCCATTGAGTCAGAATAGTTTTCAGCTTGTTCACGGCGAAATACAAAACTCATGAGATACTCCTTGTGGTGTTATTTACTTGAGGGAAGCGAAAATCTTATCATCCATCGGAACACTAGGCGTCAGTCCAAAACGATTTTTTGCAATCCACGCGGGCGTCTCGCAGGTACGCAGGACACGCTTACCTGTTCCTACGGCGCGCAAACGGTCGTCTTTTACGCGGTCTTCTTTAAGGATGGTCTCGAACTGCGCGAAGAACACAAAATCCATCTTGGCAACGACAAGCGCAGCCGACTTTTGATTCAGTTTGATCATGTAGCGGTCATAGGCATCTTGGTCGGGTGAGACATAGCTCTTGATCTGGTCATGGCCGACAAGCAGAATATTCTTCCCGTGAGCAACGAAGTTATCGAAGATGTGCATAAGCTTGAACCATTCTTCTTGCGCGATTGCATAGCCCTTGCCGAACCCGGGCTGCTCGATGTTTTTCCAATTGTTCACGACGCAGACGTGATTATGGATGTGATTTTCGAGATAGTCCATCGTATCGATCACGATAGTCTGATAATCGCTATCATAAGCCCATCTAAGAGCTTGTAAAAATTCGTCATAGCTTTTTAAGAGGGGTGTCTTGTCGGCATCAATGCGGGTAATCCCGTCCTCGATGTCAAGAAACAGTGGCTTGGGTGCAAGTGCCGCAAAGCTTGATTTACCAATGCCCGCGACACCATAAATCAAGCCTTTCCAAGCGCGCTGCTGCTTGCCTTTGATGATTTCCATACGGCTCTCCTTGTTAGGTGTGGCCGTTTGACTACCACCAAAAAATTGAATAGGTCAACATGAAAACAAATTGCTGGCATATATTGAAAAAAATGGGGGTTTATCAGTGAGATACGCTAGTGTTACTGAGGCCGCGCATATTCTTGCTACAAGCAAGATGGTTGTGCGGCAGTGGTGCTTACAGGGAAAACTTAAATTCTTGAAAATAGGCGATTTTATCCATGTGGACCTTTGGAACTACCTGAAAGAACAAGGTGTAGATCCGAAGCCAATTTTTGACTCTCTCGATCACCAACGCGCCACAAGGACGGGTTGCCATGCTCTCAAAGAACGACGAACTAAAAAGTCTAAACCAACTCAAGTGGAAATTATTCACGGTTCATTCGGTCGATGATTACGGACAATGTTCGTGCAAGAATCCTGCTTGCCCTTCACCCGGAAAACATCCGCTAGAGCGCAATTGGCAAGGTAACGCGCGTCATTGGCCGCATCCATTTCCAGAACGCCACAACGTCGGTGTGCCTTGTGGGACACAGTGCATTGTTCTCGATATCGACCCGCGCAATGGTGGGATTGAGAAACTCAATGCGTTGGTTGCCGAGTATGGTGAGCTTCCTGAAACATGGACGGTGCATACGGGTGGTAATGGATTTCATTATTACTTCCGCGCGCCGCATGAGGAGTTTCCAAGCGGATATGCTCTGAAGGCGCAGGGCGTTGAGCTTAAAGGTCACGGTAGTTACGTTATCGGTCCAGCGAGCAAACATATCAGCGGCAAGCAATACGAATGGATGGATGGCTTCAGGCCGGAGGACAAACCACTTGCTGAGTGTCCTCAATGGGTCATCAACGTCTGCTCGGAGAAGCGCAAAGTACAGCGCGAAGAACGCGAGTACGATGGGAGTGCTGACCATGAAGAACTGATGGATGCGTTGAGAGCAATAAGCCCAGATCTGTCTCGGTACGATTGGATTAAAGTTGGCGGCGCACTGAAGACTGCCGGATTGCCTTTTGAAGTTTGGGATGAGTGGAGCGCACAAAGCCCGAAGTATAAAAAAGACGAGATGGAAGAACAGTGGGCTTCACTAGAGGCTAATCGAGTTTTTCCCGAGACTATTTTCCATCTCGCGTACAGACAGGGTTGGACACCGCCATTGGATGAAACGCCGTTGAATTTTGTCGTTTCGAGGGAAACACCTAACCCACCACCGCCGGGGTGCCCAATTGGATTGCCCGATAACACGCTTATTAAGGCGGTTGCAAGTGCGATACTCGACTCGGCTATGCACAAGCACCCCGCCTTTGCGATTGCAAGCACTCTGAGCGCGCTTTCAGGGCTTTCACAGGGAAACTATTACACGCCCGTGAAGCATGGCTACGTTGGTAGCTATTACATCCTCATGGCGGGCGCGTCGGCTGGTAAGGAGCACTACGGGAACCGCACGATGGATATTATCCGCCGCGTGGCTGAACATCGGGTTCTCAGGATGCCAAGTTCATCGCAGGCTCTCAGGTTCGAGCTTTCGGATTGCAACGCGCGGATTCTTTTTATGGACGAGGCGCTGCGTGTTTTGCAGAACAAGGTTGAGAGTAAGAACCAGGTCGATCAACAACTCATCAGCGATATTCTAAGCATCTGGGGCATGTCGGGTGAGATTCTTTCTGGCTACTCAACAAAGCGCGAGCAGGACAAAACGCCTGACGTGCGGCTTCCTTTTCTGTCCATTATTGGCTGCGGAACAACGGAAAAGTTTGACTACCTTTTGCGCCGGAGTGCAGATTTTATCACTGACGGCATCCTTTCACGGTTTGATATTGTACAATCAGATTATGCAAGCGATGACGATTTTGATGAGAGCAGCAAGTTTGTCTTGGAAGATTGGTGTTTGGATACTCTCCGTGAAGTGGATGGTAGGCCGGAACATAAAGAGACTTTCGTGTTACCTAAAGACAATGAAAAGATCGGATCAAAGAGAGAGAAGATCTTCTATTTCGAGCCACGGCCAGTGGTTTATACAGGTACATCAGCAGCAGAGTGGAAGGCGATTTTCAAGGACTATCAGCGTAAGGCCCGTGACGATTCAGAGAATAACCTCGCGTCGTCGCTTTGGAACCGCGCTGCGGAGAAAATCTTGCGTACAAGTTCACTACTTGCCATTGCTAGAAATCCCCGTGAACCAAAGATAACCCCGTCGGATATCGAATGGGCACGAGGATGGCATGAGTGGATTGTGACCAACATGGAGGTGCGGGTCTTGGACAAAGCAGGTCAGAGCATTGAGGCGGAGATCGGTGAGATTATCCTTCAGCAGCTTCAGAGGAACGCCCCGCAGGGTCAGTGGGTCGGCTTGGGTGTGCTTCGCAACACAAGCAGGCGTTTGAGAAACTGCGAGGTCAAAATCATTGAGAAGGCGGTCGAGAGTTTGGTCATGTCGGGCCTTGTCAAAACCAAGGACACCCGCCGTGGACCGACCAGTGCGGTGATTGCCTTAAACTCAGTACAGTGATATAAACATCGTAATTGGTTCGGGTTTGGGCGGATTTCGCCAAAAACTTAGTACAACTTAGTACATACTTAGAACAGGGGTGTACTAAGAAGTTATTCAAGCCTGATATGCACATAATGCTAACTTAGTACATTAGTACGGGGGATATACCCGACCGCAAAATCACTAAATTTTAGGATTTTGAGGGTCGAGTATTTTATTTTATTTTATATCTTCCTTATTACTATTATTAAAACTATTAGACTTTTTCTTTCTGACAGCCCTTCGGGCTTTTTTTTCTCTTTTTCAAGATCTCTCTTATAGAGCGTACTATGTGTACTAAGTTTGATACTTGCCTTACTCTCCGTTGAATAAAAACATAGTACACCCCCGTCCTAAGTTTGTACTATATGTACTAAGTTTCAAGATGTTCGTCTTAATATTGACGATCTTGGGTGCAAATTATTGGTACGTTCTAAGTAACCATCACCTAGGAGGTTCAAGTGAAAGCCATCGCCCTACTTGCCTTGTTCACGGCTCTGGCCTCATGCAAACAGAAGCCTAGTTTTGAGGCGGAAAAGGAAATGTTTTATCGTGAGGCAAATGCGCGTGGGTGTATTGTTCAGCCGGTGGATATCTATTTCGCCCGCCTTGATGCAGCCGGATACTGCGTACCGAACTTCGGCATCCTGATTGACGAAACCTTATGGGAGTCGTTTGGACCGCTCCAGCGCCGTGAGGTGGTGTTTCATGAACTTGCCCACTGCGTCTTCGGCGCAGAGCACTCCAAGCTCGGTCTTATGACCCCATCCATGCACGACGAGGCACACCTCGAGGCCGTCTGGGACACCTACGTTGACCTTCTTTTCACGGATTGCCTGACTTTCCACGCCCTCATGGACGCCATAAACGAAAAAGGCGGGGAATAGCCCCGCCATTCGTTCCTGCCTATGTGTCTGGTACGTTCACCTTATCTGGTATCTTGCTTCTCAGCCACGGCCTTCTTTGCCGCTCTTTCGGCCTGCTCTAATTCGAGCAGCGTCCGGTCAACGTCAACGTCGGGGTACTCCCGCCGCATCATGGTCATAAAGCCGTCCTCAAGCGACCGGACGATCATCCGAGCGCGTTGGGTGGCTGCCGGAGAGACTGCACCCTCAGAGCGGTCGATGTACCCCATCAGCGCAATCTTGGCCGGGTACCCGTACTCGCCCACTCGGGCGAACTCAGCACACACCTCGCGCTCAAGCCCCGGGCAGGCTTTGATGACCAACTCTTTCATGTGTGTATCCTCCACTGAGGATACCTTATCTCATCCACTGTCACGGACAGAGTTTCCTCATACCCGTGAAGGATGAAACCACCCCAAAGCGACCGTTTCCCATCGGGCCGCTCAAAAGCGAAAATAAAGCTGTGCTTAACCCAGTCTGGCGACAAGCATAATTTCTCTTTTGAGTTCCTCTTGATGCGGTTGAGCATCCCGATTGCATTCAGGAATGACTTGCGCGTCTCCCGAGAACTTGCGCGGGCAAACCTCAATGCTTCACGGAAATGTTCGATGTTATTTATTTCGATCATAGTTCACCCCCATCTTGAAACGTAAATATGGCAATGCCCCTTACCTTTCGGGCGGTATTCTCCACGAACAACTCTGACTCGTTTCATTTCTGATCTTTGTTTGATCCATTGGAGTGTCTCGTTCAGGCCGATATCCGTTGTCGCCCATGCAGCGTAGGATACGCCGTCTTTTGCCCTTCCCCATCCCGACATAAAGCTATCAGTGCCAACAATCAGAACTGTGTGTGTTTGCTTTTGTTCTTCTGTTCTGTCGTCTTGAATTATCATTTTACACCTCTTGCATATAACCCGCGAACGCTGCTTGTCGCGGGTTGTTGATTATGAGTTTGCTATCATCAGCGAGCCGTAGTTCTACGGTCGCGTCGTAGCTATTTCCTCCGTGTGGATATTTAATTTCTAATGCCGCTGCGCGCGCGGCATTGGCAATATCTTGCCATCCATCAACTCGAAACCCAGTGCGAGCATCGCGCCCGCACTTAGCCGCTTGTTCTACAAAGTCACTTGCAATTGTTTTCATCCCACACCTCCACAGCCGACCTCCGGCCCTACTTCCTATAACGGAATATCTGGGAGAAAATGAAGCACTATTTTTTTATTGCAATCTGCACGCTATGTTACAAGTTTGTGCTTGCAACACTCGACCCTTCCCTTTAGGGAATCCATCACCCATTCACGGAGTTTCCACCATGCACAACGCGAAACCATGCCCATTTTGTCAATCAACACGCCTATCATTCGACTGCTCTCATCTCGGTACTTCGATGCGTGTGCGTTGCAGAAGTTGTGATGCGCTCGGGCCGTGGATCTTCAAATCAAAAAATGATCAAATAGAAGACCTCGCTCAAGAGTGCATTGAACGCTGGAACTACCGGAAATCTTCTGATGGGTTCACAAAGGTTCAGGATACTTATTTTGGAGGGAAATCAGATGATGAAATTCGTGCTTATGGCAGAGAACAGGGGGCGGGAGAGCCTCAAGTCCGTACCTATCGACCCGAATTACCCACCGCGCATAGAAGTCGATCCGCGCTCTCACGAAGCGAAAATAATCGTTACAAATAAGGTAACAAGCCATTCGTCAGAGCGCACTCTGTCGATGCGTATCTTGATGGACGCGCCACAACCAACAGTCATTCATTCGCTCACGGTCTCGTATCAACAGTGCATGAGGGAGTTACAATGGAAATAAAGATCACACACGCGGTCAACGGCTTTGTTCTTGAGCGCACGATTGAAGATGAAAATCAATACTTTGCCTTTGGCGGCGAACATGACGAAGTTGATACCTGCGCTGATATGATTAGGTTTATCCTTTCTGAAATGGGACCATGCACGTCCCGTTATTCAGACAAAAGGATTTACGTTGTCGTCAAGCCCGGGGATAAGAATGAAAAGTTTACAGAAAAAGATTCTGCTGAAATCTGGCCAGAGGGTGTTTGATAAAAAATACGGATACGGCGTTGTGCGCAGCCAATGCCATAACATCTTAACGGTCTCATTCGATAACAAGGTCGCGTATTACTATGCAGATGGAACAGAAATTGGAAGCAACATGCGCGGCGACCGACCCGGAGCTTTATTGGATGCTATTTACATCGACGCGGGTTTGTCGCGTACTGGACGTTCTTTCTGGCGGTGGTTACTTGGTTCAAAGGATTGAGAAGTCACATCCTCACCAGCCGAACAGCAAAAGAACAAAAACCGTCACACGCCTTTTTGATCGCAACGGCAATCAACTCGAAGGCGTTCACAACTACGCGCGCATGAGGCTTATGCGTTGTGCGCAGCTTGAGGTGTTCTCTCATGGAAAAGGAATCTCAGTGTTCGTTCTCAAAAAAGAAAAGGATAGTTCAACTTTGGCGTAATCATTGCCATGAACTTGCTAGGCTTGTGCAATCAGCACACAGGACAAGTGGTATCGAATATCAGCACTTGATGAACGCTCTTGACGAACATGAGCGCGCTGACGTGTGGGAAATACTGAAGGAGACAGACAATGAAAGAAAACGCACTTCAACTCATAAACCTCGGAATAATGAACCCAAGTTCTGAAATGGGATCGATCCTGATAGCCGAGGAGTTCCAGCATAATTTCTTTTGGGCGTTGATTATTTTTGGTGTCGCTGCTTTATTTTTCGGCTCCTCCGCGATATATCAACCGCAACAAATCAGATGTGCGTTTGATAGATATAGGATAGCGAACAAAAAGATTTTCCTGCGCTGTTGTGGCGTGGCCTGTCTTTTGGTCTGCTCATTCTTCTTGTACAACGCCGCGCGTGCGTACTTCCATCCGCATCTGGTTCTCTTTGAAAAAATGAAGGAGCTTGTGCGGTGAGAATTACGATCAATACAAAAATTGCAAAAGAGTATGGTATGCAGGGCGCGTTGTTGTGGGCCGCGTTTGAAAAGATTTTAGATGAACGCGCGTGGAAACAAATCCGCGTCTCTGAATTGGTCAATATGACAGACAAGTTGTTTTCCGAAACTCCGCTCAAGGTCGTCATCAGAAAGATGGAAGCCGATGAACTCATCGAGCGTATCTCTGACGCGGCCTCAGATGGCGCGCGTTATCGCTTCGGTCTTAATTCAGCTCGGTACTCTCGTAAGCGCCCTTCACCACCCGAACAGATCCAATTCCCAACTCATTCATCTCCTGTTCATCCAAGTGGCGCATCAACAACTTAATCGCGTTTGCTGTCTCCTCGTCTTCAACACATTGAAGCGCGATAGCAAGGCACTCGTTCAATAACGGCATCCATTCATCAGAGACCATCACCATGCAACACCTCACGCTCAATATCGAACTCGAATCTCCACTTACCTCCTCTTATGGTACCATTGAGGTTCAAGACTACCTGCACGAAAATGTTGGCGAAAAGTTCAGTGGTTTTATCTATGTGTCAGTACATTGTTACTCTTCAGAGCCTATCAATACATTCAAGGTCGCAAAGTTGTTTCGTGATTATTCCGACTTTTTCTGTTACAGTGAAGAACAAGTTAAGAAGCTCAAAATCAAAACATCTCTCGATTGCAGAGAGTATGTTTCAATCGACGTGATTGAGGTTATGGAATGAATCTCGCTGGCATTGACGCTTCACTCTCCGGGACTGGTATTTGTGTCGTCACGCCCGAGCGCACTTACTTCTACACTTGTCGCGGTAACAAGTTGGGTGTCCGTCCATCGGACGTGGAGAAGAATCAACGCCTTGCTAAGTTGGTTGCGGAGATCTTGGCTATCCTGAAAAAGCATGAGGTCAAGATTGTCGCCATTGAGAACTACGCCTTCTCAAAATCATCCGCTGCCGTGACACCACTTGCCGAACTCCAAGGCGGTCTCAAGGTCGGTATGTTCTTTGCAAAGATGCTTTGTGTCTCTCTGCCGGTCTCAACCGTCCGTAAGTTTTGTGTCGGCAGGCACATCCCAAAGAAAGCGGAGTTTCAAAGAGAGTTTAAGAAAGCGCACCATAGGCTTGATACGCTTCCAAAGAATGAGGACGAGTGGGACGCATTCGCCGTTGCATACACACTCGACCGTGGTTGGAGATTAAACGGCGACACCGATCTCCATGAGCTTATCAGCTTCCATCTTAGCGTGCCGGACGAGAGCCTCGCGTAGCTCGAGCGGGAGTTTGCGCACGTCCAGCAATAGTTCATGCGGCTCCAATACAAGCCACGTTCCTGCGATCTTGATGGCCTGATACTTTCCCGCAGCCATCTGCATCCGAACCCATCTGGGACTTTTCTTTTCCTTCTTCGCAATCTCATCCACTGTTTTCATTTCTTTTTCTCCTCCTCAACGGAACGCAAATAAACCTGCAAGTTCTCCATGCGCTCTTTCTTTTGGTTGTATTTGTTCTGCTTCTTAATCTTGTCCATCTCAAACTCGCGCTGTTCCTCCGCCGCCTCTGCCGCAGTCTTCGTGCCGTTCATACGCCCGCGCTTGAGTTTCTCTGTTCTGTTCTTGAACGCCTGCGTTTTGTTGTCGTGTAGTTCACGGATGACAATGTTGTTCTTCCAAATCATGTTAAAGAACCGATTACGCGCGAGGTTGTAAAGATTCTTGATGTAGTTATGCCGGAATGTCTCAACCATGTGTCTCACGGGAAATACCCCGTCCTCAGTCATGTAGTCGCAGTACACGCGGTTCACAATTCCGCGCACAAGTTCAAACTCCAAGTATTTCCCAAGCGGCCTTGCATGACCTGCTGTTACTTTAAGTCCAATCCTGCGTGACAATATCTGCGCGTACTCCTCCCACTGCTCCTGATCGGAGTATGCACACGGCACAATCTTGGTTCTCTGCGCGCCGGTTGTGTATTTGTTGTGGATCTTTGCGGGTGCAAATTCCCTGCGCTCGGTTGCTTTGCGGATTGCGCGCCGGATCTTATTCCCGCGCCCGTCGAACTCCTCGATGATAACGAAATCATCTTCGTTGATATTTGTAATCTCTCTCGTCACCAGACACCTCCGTGTGTTTTGACAAAAAATCCAAGGTGAGTGGTTCCCGTCGCGGCCCACCGCACGTTGTAAAAAATGATTGCACTTCCGAACGGCACCCCGCCGCCCTTCTCGTCCGGCCTGACGTACTCGGTTCGACCCTTCAAAAACAGGATTCCGTCACAATGGCGGAAGATAGCCTCCTGCCACGTTTTTGTTTCCAAGTTGGTTGCTTTGTATATGGCGACCACCTGAACGCCTCTGGCGGCCTCCTTTGCGGCCTTTTTGAACCAAGCCTCGGCTTGCGAGAACGGCGGGTTCATCCAGCACAGCTTCCCAAGCGGCCACTCCCTGCTCAACGCATCGTCGTTCACGGTCCAATACTCCGTAAACTTTGCGTTTTCTTCCGACGCACACACGTCGAAAGCGTCCTTAATGTTTAATTTTTCCAATAATTCTGGCGGTGTTCCCCATTCGTCGCATCTGCCGCCCTTGTAAATATCCATGTTATCCCTCACTTTACTTCCTATATCGGATGTTTTGGGGAAAACTTCAATGATCACCTGCCTCGGCTATTACGGCACCCGCGACGGTCGGATTGTTAGGATCACTAAGATTTATCAGTCACAGCCCATCGCGGAAGGATATATCCGTGAAGGCGATAAAGATGTCCTCGCTGTCTGGAAGACCAAAGATGGGCGAGTTTGGGAATGGAAATCAAGCCCGCGCGATATTATCGAGTACCTGTATGCCGATACCTCGAACGATTACAATTACTGACCTTCATGCCTTCGTGTCTCAGGATTGTAGCGTCCGTACATCCCGTCATCTGCAAAGCGTTTGTCGGCCTTAAAAAGACCGCTCAGGCCGATTGCGTCAAGCGCGTGGACAGCGTTGTTGAACATCCCCACCGCGTAGGTGCTCCGTCCATCCGCGTACCGCTGCGCCATCCATAACGTATCCTCGATGATACGCTTGAGGACTTCTGTCTCGTTAGCGTGTCCTTCGGCATCTCTTACGCCCGCAATCTCCTCAAGCGCGTGCAGGAATGACGGCGGGTAGGTTTTCTTGCTCATTGTGGCTCCTCAGTTATCAGGAGATTCCGGATGGTTCAATCCTGCGGTAAGTCTGGCATCGGTTCCCACTTCATATCGTTTTCGTTCCAAACGTATGCTTTTCTTTCATTCGATATGGCAATCAATTTGTCATCGGTCTGCATGATTTCAGCGATTCTTTTCCTTGGCCTCAGTCCACCTGTTGCCATCGCAATGTTAAAGCCTAAGAAAAAGAAATGCTGAACAGCCAAGCGAAATGAATATTCAGTTTGTCTATCCGGAGGCATCGGCCATTTTGCTAATTCTTTTTCAAATAAATCGTGCAGTTCTTTCGGTGCGTCTTCAATTTGTTTCATTCTTCCACTTCCATTTCGTCAACCGAATACCAGTGACTTTTGCTGTCAGCTCCATCTTTGACATCCATTTCGTACTGCATCTCGTACAATCGCTTCTCAGCGAGGTCACGATTCAGGAAGACTTTTGGGTAACCAATATGCTCGTTATCAAAACAGATTATGTAAATCTTCATTTCACTCTCACCACATTTCCGTTCTTTGAACTCGTGCGTTGTGCCTCAATCACACCTTGCTGGACAAGCCGGTTGATATGCCAATTGATCGTGTTCTTGCCGATTGGCTTTGTGAGGTGTTCCCGTATCTGCGTTGCCGTCACCTGCGCGCCATCAAACTTCCGCAGTGCTGCGAGTATCTCGTCCCTTGTTTTCACGGCCCCACATCCACCTTAATGCGTATCTCCTCCTCATCCGCCATCTTCTCTATCAGGTCGCGTATCACCGCTGCCAATGCCACGTTCACGCTATTGAACTCAGCTTGGTACACCGTCACGACACCCTCTTCTTCACGGACAATAAAGCCGTTACTAGCCTTCTCTATGCTCAACATAATTTCCCCCTATCCATGTGGCGTTTTCAGCCCCCGCCCCCTAAGAGAACCACTTCTTCCCGGAGCCGCTGGTTCTCCCGCCGTTCCGTTTCCAAGCGCTCCACCACCTTCTGCATTTGCAGTTCCAGCGTCCGGACCCGCTCGTCCGTCTTGCGCATCTGCAAACGTAGCGCGTTCATCAGCGTGATTATTTTGTCCAGCTCCATACCAGCACTCCCAATGCGCATCCCAAACCACAAACAATTCCGATCACCAATAATAAATTTATCCACTCAGCCATATCCAAAATTTTCCTGTACCCATGTGCGTTTTTGCACCCCGGCACCCCCCTTTTTGCATCAGAGACCGTGACCGTGGAGATTTTCCTTACATTTCAATGGGTTGATAAAACCGTTACTTTTCAATAGCTTAACAAAACCGTTACTTTTCAATAGGTTAGCTAAGCCGCTGATATCAAACCGCTTTGCTAAGTTATTGATTTTAGGCCGCTTTGTTAAGCCGTTGATTTTATTCGACACCGTTCAAACATCCTGATTTTCAAGTGATTTTTACGCTTTTCCAGCGTTCCGCCGGTCGATTTTGGGGTGTTTCGCCGATGCCCGATCCTGCAACACCTTGATCCCGTTCCGGATCGTCTTAAAGCATCAAAAACCACTAAAGTAAACTCAATTTTATGCCGATAAAGGATCGATCCGCCGGTGGTCGGTGGATCAAAATAGATTGGAGACGAGAGATGTTAGAATTTTATGTGTTTACCGCTTTTATGATCGCGATCCCTATGATCCCTATCGTTAATTACTTTGTCGATAGTTATTTTGACAAAAAAATTGCAGATCAAATGCATTTTACTCGCTTAGCAAAACAGGCAAAAAAATCATCAAAATAAATCAGGAGATCGTATCATGACAATACAACTAGCAAAGCAAAGTACATTACAACAATTCCGCGATCTGATCCGTGTTGGTTTTGAGCTTGAGACGCAAAGCATCTCAGGCAAAAATTGGCGCGCTCTAAATAGTGTTAGCGTTCCCGTGACCAGAACACGGACACGGGAGAAAACAGATATTGCGGAATACAGATCCAGCATGGATCTGCACCAAGAGAACGCGATAAGGGCCAATGCTTCTGAGATCACAAAAAAAATCGGACTAAAACTTAGAAAATTGTACCGCGAAAATTCCGATGTTCGGGATCTTAAAATCTCTGTTTTTTCATCCTATTACGAACGGCATAGCCTAAAAACTTTCTCCGAATGTGTAAACAATTATTCACGATCCCGCCCGTTCGATTTTTACGATAACACTCCCGATCGCGTGTTGCTGGAATTGATCGCTCAGACAAGAGCCAATCCCGCTCTCTGTGCAAAGATCAAAGCAATTTATGCATATCTGAGACGGCTCCAATTAGATCGCGTTGTCTCCCAATTGCCGGTCATCCAATCGGAGACAGTCACCGAGGAATATACGGAAAATCAATCAATTCCGTTCGATCAATACATGACCGATCATCTCCACATTCCCGCCGATCTACTGAGAGATCTGAATTGGAAGCCTGACGGATCGGTGGATGGACCAGAGATCACAACGATGGGTCCTCAGACACTAAATCAGGCATCCGCTCATGCTCTTGCTCTGTTCACGGCTCTGTCATCAGCTCAATTTACCGTGGACACTGGATGCTCGTTCCACATTCATGCTTCAATTATTGACTCAAAACCAAAGCACTCAAAACTATTTCAGGCATTTCTCATGAGAGAGATCCTGAACGATCCGCGCGTTCCCGCGTCAGTCCGTACACGCTGGAAAACCGATAGCCTCAATCGTTATTTTAATTTTGAACTCGACGATCAGAAATATCGTTTTGTCGCGTATCGCGGGAACACATGGGAATTCCGGTGTTTCGGCAACATCGATAATTCAGCCGATGCTATCCTGTGTCTCAACATTGTGACCGAGGCATATCACAAAGCAATAACTAGACCCGTTCTCGAATTGTCGCTCCCAATCGGAACGTCATTTCAGCGGATCGCTTTGCACGCGGCTCGGAACGGAATGACCTACACTGAATCGTACAATGCTCTGGTCACAGCCGATCAATCCGAGGCAGCATAATTCAACACCCAGTTAGGAGATCTCAGCATGTGTACAATTATCTCAACCGACACCGTGACCGATGCTCTGATCGAGCGCCTTGCCGCCGATCATGCATCCAATCCTCACGGAATAGCTATTGTCACAGTCGATCAATCATATAATTATCAAATTCTCAAAACCCATGATCTAAGTTCCGCAATTCTCATTCTCCGTTCCGGAGAATTCCGGCGTGTCTTTATCCACACCCGCAACGCGACAACATGGGCGCGCGGAGTTACTGCAACTCATGCTTTTATTCAAGGTGATTATATTGTTATGCATAATGGGATATTGTCATCCGCCGGTGCAAAATTGCATCCGGTCGACTCCATGATGCTCTGCGATCTGCTCAAAACAACGTCTCCCGACAAGATCCAGTCCGTTCTCTCAGCCCTCGGAGAGACTTTCGCAAATGTGTTTATTATCGACACAAAATCAGATCGGTTTTACATGATCCGCCAATCGTCAGGATCGTTGCACACTGACGGTTCAGGCAATTATTCCACCCATGCCTTCGGGCAGATCTCCGCTTCCGTTCCCGAAAATTCCGCAGAGACACATCGTCTCCGGCCTATTCCCGTCCCCGTTCCCGCTCCAGATCTCTCGGAAATCTATCACTCAAACTATTCCCGTACATTTTCTCCCGATGACTCGCCTCTCTCGGAGACAGAGAAAATTATGCTCAAGAACGATATTAGGATGATCTCCGATGCTGATTTTGTGGATCTTGTTTACGACTACGGCTTCCAAAAAAGATCTGTCCGTTCCCAAGAATTCCACGATCTGTGCAATTCAAAACAACGGAAAAAGCTCCGCGTTATCCAGCGTGACAATGATCGTTACGAGAGACGTTCGTCAATCAAAAACTGGGGTGCATTATGAAAATCAAAAACATCAGATCAACGTCTGACGTTATTGGGTGCAAAGCCGATGAAATAATGGACACAACGACGATCGATAAGTGCGTGACAATGCCTCAATACACGATCTTACACGCTCTCGTCACGGAATTGGTCAAAATCAATTGTCCGCGCGTTCAGATCAAGAGAATTATCAACACGATCGTGTATGCAATTATTGACGCTGAGGCTAAGGCTGAGTCAGACAGAAAGGCGGGTGAAGAATGACAACACAATACACAATAGACTGCACAGGCGATGCCTGTGTTGGTGATGAAGTTGAATTTGAGCGCGCAATTTTCTCAGGTTCGTTCCGGAAACCAAAATTTGTTGGGACCGAGACGATCCGAGGAAAGATCATCTTTGACTCTTACGGAGCGCAAAAACAACAACACACTTTCACGCTGTTGCTGGAGAACGGCGAAAAAACATTGATCAAGGGAAGAAACCTGTACCGGAATGGGTGCAGACGAAAACCTTGGGATGACGAAGGCAAGAGATCACTCGTTCTTGCCGAAAAACATGAGCGCGGGAATTGCGCTCGAAACGCAAGAGAAAACAGGAGAACATTTCTATGACAGCCCTATTTTCCACCCATGACACATTCAAAGATCTACGCGGGACACTGTATTGGTCCGATGCACCCCGTCCGCGCGTCATCTGGCGCGTGTATGATGACCTACGCTCCGCTCTGCTATCCATGACACCCATTGCCGAGTACAAGCGAGTGTCTGTTATTGCGAGATACCATGACCCTAAACATCCGCGTCTCCGCTTTGTCCTGGTCCTAAAAAGATAGCTTAGTCTCCGGTCTCGTCTCCGGATGTTTGCCTGCTCCGTTGCTCGGAGCGGGCTTTTTTGTTTGTTTGTGTTATTTGTTGATAAAGACAGATGATTGACTCTTGGATGTTGCAAAAATCAGATTAGTTATTAGGAGAGGGAGAAAGGTGTGGTTTGGTCATTTTTCCTCCGCAATTTCAACGGCTTAGACCCCATAACCTATAACCCATTGATCCTCAACACCTTAAAAACAGGCATTCCGCTTGCTATTAGCAACTCCCATGCCAAATGTAACCTATTGATTAGTATGTGATAAAAAGCCCAATGTATATGGGGGGATAGAAAGTACAGAGATTCTGGGGGGTTGGGTGGAAAAGCCCCCTCGACAAACCCCACCAAAATTTCGGGATTTCCCCTCCCCCCAATCTCCGTGTTACTCTCACCAAAACCACACGAACAGGATGTTCACGGATGGAAATCAAGACAGAGAGCAATGCCAACATAAAACGCAGAATCCTCGACGATCTGGCAAACGGCACAATGCTCAAAGAGACCCTCGCAAATCTCAAAATCAGCCCAGAAACCTTCATGTCTCTCAGAGACGACCCGGAGTTCGACACAAGCATTCGTGCTCTCCAGTCACGGATATTGCCCAACGACTTTGCCGAGGCGAAGCTCAAGAGGCTTTTTGAGCGTGGAGAGGCTGACTCGGAGCGTTACGTCGAAAAGATAACGCCTTCGACAGCGATGCAGATAGCCGAGAAGATGGGAGATGCTCTTTCACGGGGTCTGACCTACGAGCAGGCGTGCATTTATGTGAGCGTCTCACCGCTGGATATCCGGAAGTACGCAGAGAAGAACCCGGATTTCTTTAAGGCACTGAACGAAGCCGAGATGCGCTTCTCACTTTTCCTCATTGACAAGATCATGCGCCACGCACAGGACGACTGGAAAGCTGCTTCATGGTTACTCGAACGCAAGTATCCAGAGAAGTGGTCGGATGTGAAGCGCGTGGATATCAAGCAGCGCGCGGCGATTGAGAAGACAACCCAAATCCGCGACCAAAAGCAGATGAAGGGGAAGATATCGACAGTCGATGTGCAGAAGATGAGTGACGAAGAACTCAGAAAGATGCTCGAAAGTTCACGGTCATAACGAAGGAACTTTTTTGATGACCAAGCGCGGCTGAAAGGTAAGAAATGCGATGTTTGGATCTTTTCAGCGGAATCGGCGGAATTGCGTTGGCACTGAGGCCATACGTTCAGACTGTCGCCTATTGCGAAATTGAACCGTATTGCCAAGCAGTTCTTTTGGAAAGGATGCAATCAGGTGAATTGGATAGTGCTCCAATCTGGGACGACGTTACAACACTCAACAGCGAAATACTCGACACTGACATCGACATCATTTGTGGCGGCTTTCCCTGCCAAGACGTTAGCGTCGCAGGAAGGCAAGCTGGAATTGCTGAAGGAACAAGAAGCGGTCTTTTCTTTCACGTCATGCGACTTGTTCGGGAATTTAGACCGTCCTTTGTGTTCCTCGAAAACGTCTCAGCCATTTGCAATAACGGACTTGATGTCGTCCTCAAGGAAATTGCCGCAGCAGGGTATCATGCACAATGGTGTTGTTTATCCGCTGCCGAAGTCGGCGCACCGCACAAGCGAAACAGGTGGTGGTTATTGGCCTACGCCGACGGCACGCGACTACAAAGACAACGGATCGCCATCAGAATTTATTCGCAACACGCCTCCATTGACAGCATCAGCGATCATTTGTGGCCAGCAGGCAAAGGCGAACAACACGCGCACGAACCAAAACGCATTGTGGCCTACGCCAAACACCCTAGACGGAAACCTACCAAGACCGAGGGAAGCACTGATCAAGCAATTTCAGATCGCGAGAAAGGGCAGAACCGCACCAGCAAACTTACGCGAAGCTGTGCACCCGGGTTGTCACCCTCAGAACCTTACAGACCCGACGCTGTACCCAGTCAATCTTGTCTTGAACCCGGAGTGGGTCGAAATGCTGATGGGATACCGCACAGGACACACAGAATTAGAGCACTTGGAAATGCTGTTGTGCCTCAAGCGGCGCGTAAAGCGTTTGAAACACTAATGCTTACACAGCCGACAGAGGAACTTTGGTAGGTGAAATTAACCAACGAAGAATTTCTACAAATCCAACTTGAGTTGAGGAAGCGTGACCTGCACAGGTTCGTAGCCTCCACGGTTCCTAATTTCTCAGACGGTTGGTTGTACCATCAGCTTTGCGAAAAGCTGCAAAAGTTCGCAGAAGATGTCCGTGAGAAGAAAAGCCCGCGACTGATTGTGTGCATGCCCCCGCGACACCTTAAAAGCGAGACCATCTCAGTACGGTTCCCTGTTTGGGCGATGCTCAATAATCCGGGGTGGGAGATTATTGTCTCGACCTACGGCTCGAATCTCTCCGACCGTCTTTCACGGAGAGCACGTTCACTGATGACGGAGCTTTATATCCAAACACTTTGGCCGACAGCGCGCTTAGACCCGAACCAATTTTCCGTGAAGGAATGGAAGATGTTTCACGGGTCGAACTTTGCGATACCGACGACCTACAAAGCGGTGGGCAGGGGTGGTGCGTTGACGGGCAGCGGTGCGCATATCCTTATTTGCGATGACCTGATTAAAGACCAGGCCGAGGCAGACAGCCCACGGGTGCGGGATGATATGTGGCATTGGTTCAACTCAACGGCACGAACACGTTTGACACCCGGTGGCGGGATCATTGTTGTGAACACGCGCTGGCACAAGGACGATATTACGGGCCGGTTGATTGCAGAGAGTGATGCAAAGACGGGCGACCACTGGGAGGTGATTAACTTCCCTGCGATTGCGGAGTTTGATGAGCCGTTCAGGAAGATGGGTGAGGCACTGCACCCGGAAAGGTTCGACCTAGCCGCGTTGGAGAAGATGAAAAAAGCGTTGCCGAACCGTTGGTGGGATGCGCTTTATCAGCAGCGTCCTGCTTCGGTGGGTGGTGAGATATTGAAGGCGCGCTGGTTTAGGGAGTTTGACGTAGCGCCTGAGATGGATCTGATCATCCAAGCGTGGGACCTTCGTTTTTCACGGTCACAGACAGCAGGCTCATCGTATGTGGTGGGTCAGGTTTGGGGTGCGCGCGGCTCGAAGCGTTATCTTCTTGACGAGATGCGCGGGCGATGGAGCTATACTGAGAGCAGAGATGCTATCAGGGAGATGTGCGAGCGTTGGCCGCAGGCGACGGCGGTGTTGGTTGAAAATAAAGCCAACGGACCGGCGATTGAGAGTGACCTTGAGGGAGAAGTTTCTGGTCTTGTGCTGTACGATCCGAGGGGTGACAAGATACAGCGCCTTGAGCGGGTATCACCACTGATTCGCGCGGGCGATATTTACTTACCGCCCTACGATCAGGCACCGTGGATAAACGATTGGTTGGGTGAGGTGTGCGGTTTCCCGCGTGCGCCGAACGACGACCGCGTGGATGCGATGAGCATGGCACTTGCATATTTGCATGAGCTAAAGAGCGAGTTGGGAGCGGTACAGGCAATGCACCTCTTGTGATAGGATGTGTGCGATGGCGTTGGTTGTTGAGCTTAAAAAAGGCGAGGCGGTGAAGATAGGGAACCATGTGTTGCTGGTCTCAGCCACACGCGGCGCACGCCTTGTTCTCAACGCACCAAAGGAAATGAAAATCGAGCGGCTTGGGATTGTTGAGGTCAAGGACAATGAAGAAAAAGTTGAAAGCGCGACCATCGTCAGAAAAGCTCTCCCCGCTGAAAAGCGTTGAGCCGACAGACTGGGACGATGCGGCACTAGGGAATTGGAGTTCAGAGAATCAAGCGTTGATGGACGCCCGCACGCTCAAGAGTTTATTCTTTGGCGAGGACTGGGTGTACATCACGGTCGATGCCTACGCACAACCATTGTCAACTGTCCCGTTGCGCGTGTTTGCGCGTGAGAACACGGCCAACAACACAGATGCGTGGAAACCTGTTTCCGAGCGCCACAAGCTGAACCAAATGCTCAAGAACCCAAACGAGTACCAAGATGGGACACAGTTCCTCTATTCGGTGATTGCTGACTACATCTTGGGCGGCAATGCGTTTTTCTTCTTTGCACCGAAATCAGGCAGCATGATCCCCGTGGGCTTCGAGCGGGTCTCGTACCAGTTTGAGGGCGGGCTACCCAAAACATACCTAGTGACCAATGGCGTGGATGAGACGTTCACGGACAACAAACCCACATCCTACAAAATCCAAGAGATCTGCCATGTGAAACGCCCGAACCCCGCGAGTGTTTTCTATGGCCTGTCGCCCTTTGTACCCGCGCGCAAATCATTGCTCTTTAACCGCTACTCGCAAGAATATCTCAATAGCTTTTATCTCAAGGGCGCGACCCCACAGTTTATCCTTTCGCTTGAGCGTGAGGCGAACGAGTTGTCTGCACAGCGGCTCCTCAAATCAATGGAGCAAGCCTACACAGGCAGACGCAACCAACGCAGGACAATGCTGCTTCCCAAAGGTGTGTCGATAACGACCGCTGAGAACAAGATCTCTGATCAGCAGCTTGTCGATCTGATTAACCTAAACCGTGAGACCATCCTCAACACGCTCCACATCCCAAAGCATGTGGTCGGTATGCAATCCGCAGGCTCGCTTGGGTCTGAGGAGGCGAAGATGGCGCTGAGGTATTTCTGGGAGTCGGCAGTCCGTCCGACGGGTGACTCGATTGCCTCGGCGATGTCGAAGTATTTCCGTGAACAGAGACTTTTGGGACAGAACGAGGAATTGCGCTTTGACTATTCGGGCGTGATGGCGTTGCAGGAGAATCTTGACGCGAAGGCAAACCTTTCGATTCAGATGCTCCAGTCGCACACGCTCAATGAGGTGCGTGCAGCGTTGTGGCAGCTACCACCCGTCAACGGTGGTGATGCGCTCCCCGGCTCGAAACCGCCTGTGCTCCAGTCCATCCAAGTGAACCCCGAAGTTGTGGCGACACAGCCCGAGACACCGAACATCTCCCCTGCTGTCACGGAAGCCAAAGCACTCCTTGAGGTGCCTGAACAGAATCTCAAGGCACCCTACGATGCGATTGATTTCCAACCAACGCAGAAGATGGCCGAGAACGCAGAGCGCGGCCTTAAATTGCGCGAGGAGTTTGGTCGCGGCGGAACGTCTGTTGGCGTAGCGCGCGCGGTTCAATTGAAAAACAGAGAGAACCTCTCACCCGATACAGTGCGCCGGATGCGTTCATTCTTTGCACGCCACCAGCACGATAACCTGACCCAAGTTGACCCACCCTCGAACGGCTACATTGCCCACCTTCTTTGGGGTGGCGATGAGGGCAGAGATTGGGCTGAGCGGATTGTCGCGCGCATGGAGCGCATCGACGAGATGGACGACAATGAAGATTCAATCAAGGCACTCTCGCAGGATATCGAGGACGCCTCAAAAAAGCCTGAACCTGAGATGGTTCTTTGGGCACTCGACTTGTTCACGGACAGCGCCAAGATAGCGGCTAAGGGTGTGGACACCGTTTACCGCGCGAAGGGCGAAGACGAGGACCGGCTGAAAGAGATAATCGAGGAAGAACTCAAAAAGCTCCAAGCAGACTATCTGGAGCGATATAACAAAGTTTTGGAACCAGCACTTGAGGACGGCTACCGCGTGCAAGCAGCGACCGTCTTTGACGCTCCTGCGCGTGAATCCATTTTGGCGGCGATTGCGATAGACAGAGAGGGGCGTTTGGATTTCCTCAAGGCACGCGGGATTGCTTCTTTTGAAGGCATCAACAAAACAACCACCGACGAAGTGATGAGCATTGTTCTTGAGGGCGTGAAAGAAGGCCGCACGACCGCCGAGACCATCGAGAACATCCGTGGTTACTTCACGGACAAGGCTGCGATGCGAGCGCGCCGGATTGCCCGGACAGAAACACTGACAGCAATCTCTATAGGCCAAGCGTCAATGATGCGAACAGTGGCCAAGGCTGTCCCTGAGCTGAAGAAGATCTGGGTTACAATGGCTGATGAGCGTGTACGCGGGCGGAACCCAAGCGACACCGCTGACCATGTATCGCTTCACGGTGTGGAGAAGAATTGGAACGAGGAATTTGAAGACCAACTCTCTTATCCAAGGGACCCACGCGCACCGGCTAAACATGCAGTGAATTGTAGGTGTAGTATGATCACAATTTTCCCGCAGGATATTGATAAAGTCAGGCAAGATATCGCCAATCTTATGAAGGAGTGATGTGATGAATTTCCGCTTCAAAGCACTTGGCGCAAAGCCAAACGAGAACGATGTGGTCATTGAAGGGTATGCAAACTACTTTGCCAAAGATGCCTACAATGAACGCATGGACCCGATGAGCGTCAAATTGGAACGCTACAAGAAAAACCCAATCCTGCTTTTTAACCATGACATGAACTACCCCATTGGTCGGGTTGTTGAAGTGACCCCCAAGGAAGACGGTTTGTACGTCAAGGCTGCGGTTTCGGGCGTGGACCATGATAAGGTGTCATACGTCCGTGAACTGGTTAAGGACGGCACTCTTTGCACGTTCTCTGTCCGGTTCGCAGATGAGACGGTTGAGGAAGATCCGCAAACTGGTGGTAAGCTGATCAAAGATTGGGAATTGCAGGAGCTTTCGATTGTAAGCATTCCAGCGCAACCCGACTCGACTTTTTCGCTTTCTAATTACAAATCTCTGAGGGATCTGCGTATGGACGTGTTGAAAGCCAAGGGTGCAATGGTGGCCGAGTATGTTCAAGGTCACATGGATAAAGTGGAACTTGAAAAAGGCGAACTGCTCGAAAAACTGATGCAGCTTTCTGGCCTGTCTGAAGTTGAGTTGAGCGAAACGCTCGCAGGCAACGTCACTCCGGTCTCAGAATCATTCATGGCCGCATGTGCAGAGGTTCTCGGCTGTGACCTTCAGAAGCTCGACGAGTTGAACGGTCAGGATGTTGAGGCTGAGAAGTCAAAGCCCAAGGAAGAAGACAAAGAGAAGGCAGATAGCCCTGAAGTTCAGGCGTGTGTTTCTGAGAAAATCCCAAAACTGATTCAAGAAGGGTACGCACAAGATCGGGCATCGGCGATTGCCTACGATATGTGCCGTAAGAAGTCGGCCTGTGATTGCTCTAGCGAGGGAGGCGTCAAAGAGTTGGCCAACGAGAACCCAATCTTGATGATCATGCAAAGCCAGCTTGAAATGCTCGGTAGCCTTAATGCTAAGATGGAATTGCTCATCAAGGCGGTCGAGGCATTGGCCGGTTCACAGCCTGAGCCGAAGTTGGAACAACCAGTGGCTCAGATGGGTGCAGAGTACGAAAAAATGATCTCTGAATATCAAGAACGCATCAAGGCTTTATTGGATTGAAATAAAAGTGTGCTATTTTTAGTCGAGGCAAGAAGCCAAAGACCTAGTTTGTATTCCTTTGAAGGAAGGTACGTTTCATGGATAAGAAGCTCGAAGAAATGAAGGTAGAGTTGGATTCTAAGATCGCTGAGTTGGAGAAGATGAAGTCGGTTGGCATTTTGGGCCAAGCGAAAAGCACTTCTGACGAAGCTCGTTTGATGGGCGCTTTCGGCGCATCGTCACTTGAGAAACTCATGAGCACAAACGTCGCTGATGACCGTTTCGCTCACGTTAGCGAAAACGCTAAGGCAACGGTTTTGGCTATCAAGCGCGACCTTGATGTTTCGCGTGCTATTGGCCAAATCTTTCACGGCGCAGAACTCGACAGCGAGACACGTCATGGCCGCGTTAAGGGCGTTCTTGATAACAGCTTCGCACGCGAAGTTGACCTCAAGGGCCGTCTGAAAGCATTCGGATCGACCGTTGTCGGTGCCGGAGATGAACTTGTGCCCACCCTTGTTGCCTCGAACTTTATTGAGGAATATGAACTGCTTAAAAAAGTTCAAGGATTGTTCAAATCCTTAAATATGCCTTCGGCTACTTGGGAGCTTCCACTCCAAACCAAGGTAACAACCGCACGTTTGGTTGGTGAAGGCGCTGCCGCAACGGACGTAAACTTCGGTACTGACAAGGCAGTCATGACCGCGAAAAAGTTCAGCGAGTATTTTGTACTCCCAGAAGAACTTGACGCTGACTCTGCTGCTCCGATTCTGAGCCTTGCACGCTCTGAAATCATCGAAGCTCAGGCCCGCGCAATCGAGAAGGCAATCCTCGAAGGCGATATCTCTGCCTCCCACATGGACAGCGATGTTCTTGGCGCTGACGACGCTCGTAAGGCTTGGAAGGGTCTCCGTAAGGCCGCTCTCGCAGCAGCTTCCTCGGTTGACTTCGCGGGTGGTGGCGTGACCAAGTTGGGTCTCGACGCTATGCGTAAGAAGATGAGCAAGTACGGCGTGAACCCAAGCGAACTGGTTTATCTGGTTGGCTCAAGCGCATACAGCCAAATGCTCAACATCGACGAAGTGACATCAATCGACAAGATTGGTTCCGCTGCAACGATGGTCAAGGGCGCACTCAGCATGTATCGCGGTTCACCAATCGTGGTTTCTGAGTTCATCCGCGAAGACTTGAACGACGCTGGTGTACACGATGGCGTGACAACCAACCGCACCTACCTCCTGCTCGTCAACGCTAAGCGGTTCTACATGGGCCAAAGAGCGCCGATCAAGGTCATGGTGAAGCAAGACGCTCGTCCTGAATTCGATCGCTGGCAATTGGTTTCCTACCAACGCTGCGCGTTCGTGGGACACAAGCAAGCAGGCGAAGCACTCGCAGGCGGCGGAACCTCGGCAGAGCGTTCAGTAATTATCGGTATCGACATCCTCTCCTAATCGCCGATAATTAGGTAAAATGGGGGGCACTACGCCCCCTTTTTTTATGTCTGGAGATCCAATGAGCGTTATTAACCTACCGCTAGTGCAGTTTGGTGAGTTTCAATCCATCACGCTCTTTGATTTAGAGACGCGCGGGCCGGGTACATATCGTGTTCCGCTTCAGGTGCGCGGAAACTCAATCCTGAGTTCTTTGCTTGTCACGGAAATCGCAATAGGCGCGACCGTCAAGGTCAACTATTTCCAGACAACATCGGGCAATGAGATTCAAGAGCGTTCCGAACTCGCAGGGCATACGATCAAAACCCTACCGAGCATGGATTCAGACACGATTATCGTCGCGCGGATGCACTTTAAGCCAATATGCGAAGTAATTATCGAAGGTGGTAACGTCAAGTTCGGTCTCATGTGTACGATGGTCTCGGCGTTTGCCTCCGATATCGAAAGCTCACTCTTTCGAGATCAGCAGTCGTTCATTGGTTCTGAGCGCGGTATCCCGCTGATTACGGTTGATGACGAGACCGATAGCTTTCGCTTTCTTCGTTCACGGAACGGTAAGATCATCACCTCAGAAAGCGAGGGCGAAGATTTCCACATTCAGCACTCTGATTCCGTGAATGGTGGAGAGAAAAAGACTATTATCGCGCATGAGTGTTTCTCTAAGGCACTTAAAATATCGCAAATCTTTGTCAGTGCGTTGGGTGACTTCAAGTTCGATGTGCGCGTCAACGGCAGACTGACTTCCGTATTGAGAACTTCTGAGAAGTGTCCCAACGGTAGCTTAACTTTGACTCCGTTCAAGATAGCTTCAAAGGGTTCTCTTGTTACAATCGACGCAGAACGCCTCACAGGAACCGGATTTCCGATCTGTGATGTATCATTGAGTGGATATGAATTTATCAAAGAGGTCTTGGAAGATATGTCGAGCCTTACAAAGATTGTATTCAACAGGTCAGGTGCGCTTATCATGCCATTCAAGGCCGTTGCTTGGGTGGATGACAACTCTGTTACACTTGCAGACGCAGACGGTATCGGTGTTGCCGACTTTGCAGGGATCACTCAAGACGGAATCGCGCATCTTGGTTATGGGAAAATTCATAAACTCGGTGAGGTTCCCGGCGCTCTCGTCGGATTCGGAGCAATTGCCGGTCAGCCTGTTTATCTTGGTGCTATCCCGGGCCAGATTACTCTCACGGCACCCACTGAAGGCTCTATTTTCCGCATAGGTTTTGCAGAGCCGCCAAGTGGAGCACATAGTGGAGAGGCAACATCGCTGTTTATCGATCCACAAGTTATCTCTGAGGCGTAAAATGAGTTCAGAAAGTCGCAAAATATTCATTGAAGGAAAGCCGGTGGAATCTATAAAAGATGACCAAAAATTGGCATCCTTTTTTGAGCAATTTGATGATACCATCTTTAGAGTCGCTGAGAAAAAGTTCAATGCGATGTGCAAGAAGCATGAGACGAAGGCTACCATGACGATTTTAATTCGTTTTGAGGAGGAGTGAGAAGATGGCTACACAAAATTTTCAGTTAATTACCTGGGACGGACTCAAGCAGAAAAGGATTGATTCTGAATCTGCTGAGTTCAAGTTTGGCAAACTGTCCGTTGGTGCATTGCCTGCAATCAGCGAAGTTGGCGGAAAGCTCGACTTCGGTGGTGCGGTCATCACGAACGTAGGCGCTCCTAGTGCTGCTGGTGACTTAACAACCAAAGCATACGTTGACGCGGCTGCTGCATCTGCTGGCTCTGCTGCTGTTGCAGGCGTACAAGCTGACCTCGACGCTCTCGAAGCTGCTTTTGCCCAAGAGCTTTTGGATCGCGCTTCTGGTGATTCGAGCACATTGTCATCTGCTGAAGCGTACACAGACCAAAAGATTTCTGAATTGATTGGAGCCGCTCCTGGTGCTCTGGACACTCTTAAAGAAATCGCTGACGCGCTTAACAACGATGCAAACATTGCTTCGACTCTGACAACTTCGATTGCTGCTGTTCAGGCAGAAGTCGATGCAGAAGAATCGGCTCGCGCTGCTGCAATTTCTGCTGAGCAATCTGCTCGTCAGACGGCTGTCTCGGCTCTTCAAAGCGACATCGACGCAGTTGAATCTTCGCTTAATAGCGAAATCAGCCGCGCTCAAGGCGCTGAAAGTGCTTTGGCTACTAGCATTACTGGCCTGCAAAGCGATTTGTCTGCTGAGTCTTCCGCTCGTCAGTCTGCTGATTCAACTCTCGACGGCAAAATCACGACTGAAAAGAATCGCGCAGAAGCCGCTGAAGCTAACTTGCAAGACGGAATTGACGACGTTGCTGCTGACCTTGCTTCTGAAGAAGCTCGCGCATTGGCTGCCGAAGGTGCTCTCGACGGACGCTTGGACGTTCTGGAAGGCTCTGGCGCTGGTTCTGTCGCAAAAGCTCAAGCTGATGCTCAAACCTACGCCGACGGCAAGTTCTCCACAGAACAGTCACGCGCTCAGGCTGCTGAAGCTGGCCTCGCAAGCGACATCGCTGATGTTGCATCTGACCTCGCTGCTGAAACCTCGGCTCGTGAGTCTGCAATCTCTGGCGTTCAAAGCTCAATCAGCACAGTGTCGTCTGGCCTCGCTCAAGAACTCGTTGACCGCGCTGCGGCTGTCTCGGCTGTTCAAGCTGAAGTTGACGCTCTTGAAGTTGTGGTCGATGGCCTGAACTTCATCAGCAAGACAAACGCAAACGCTTCTGCTGTTGCTGCTGGCAAAGTGCTTTACATCAAGTCGAACGGTCAAGTTGACCTCGCTGACAAAGGCACAGACCTGTCGGACAGCGCATTGGTTATCGCTGGTCAGTCAATCGCTTCTGGCGTTGCTGGCAAAGTGGTCATCAAAGAAGGAACTGTCGTTGGTGGATTCTCTGGATTGGTTCCAGGCAAGAAATGCTTTGTTGGCGCTGCTGGTGCAGTCGTGCAAAGCTTGTCTGGATTCAGCAACGGAAACTCGGTCTATTGCGTAGGTCGTGCTATCTCTGCCACAGAGATTGCCTTCCAGCCTGTTTACGAGTTTGAATACTGATAAACTGGGGAGCAGAGAAATCTGCTCACCTTTTTTCAAGGAATCAAACAATGACTCAACGACTCATTGCGGTCGATGACATCACCGGCAAACGCAGTCTTATCGACGTGCCTGCCGGTGGAGGCATTGATCCAGACGTTCAATCATTCACGGAAAATGGAACGTGGACAAAGCCAGCCGACTGCAAACAAGTGCGAGTCATCCTCATTGGCGGAGGCGGTGGTGGTGGCTCTGGAATGTATGCAACCACCGGCTCACAATGCGGTGGCGCAGGTGGTTCCGGTGGCGCTTACATCGTCAAAGACTTTCTCGCTTCTGAATTGACATCGACTGTCGCTGTCACGGTCGGCACTGGAGGCGCTGGTGGCGCTGCTGTCTCAACCAACGGCTACAATGGCAAAGATGGCGCTGATGGAAACGCTACAACTTTTGGCTCATACGCAAAGGCTTTCGGTGGCAAAGGTGGCGCTGGAGGCTGTGAGTTTGTCTCAGGCCGCATGAACTTCTTTTTCTCTGAAGGCGGCGCTGCACAATCTGGTGGTGTCCGTGGTGGCGGAGGTTCTCTGCTTGCTGGACAATCCGCTGCCAATACCGTGAACGCTCCTTCATCCGGAGGCGCTGGTGGAGGAATCATCACAACGTCTCAAGCAGGTGGTTCTGGTGGCACTGCTGATATCGGTCCCGGTGGTTCAGGTGGCTCTGGTGGATATTCTCGCGCCACAGGTGCCGGTGATTCTGGCATCGCTGGCTCAGTGAACGGTGGCGGTGGAGGAGGCGGAGGTGCTTCCAAAGGAACTGCTTCCGGAGCAGGCGGAAATGGCGCTAGAGGCATTTGTATCGTTATCGCTTATTGAGGTGGCAAATGAAGAAGCTGAAATACTGCGGTCCAGAAGATCATATCGTTGTCTTCCTTGAACATGGTGCAGTGAAATTCAAAAAAAATGAAGTCAAAGAAATCTCGGATGTATTCGCTCCGAAGGTTCTTGCTATTCAAGGTCACAAGTTCGAGATCTTTGAAGAACCAAAACAAATTCAAGCCGAGGCAAAAGTTCTTCCCGTGAGGGCGAGGAATCGTCAATTGCCGAAAGCAGAGGTGAAGGATGGCTCTGAACTCTAATGCTCTTGTCACGGTCGCAAATGTAAAGGTGCATCTGGACATTCCTAGCGCCGACGTGAGCCAAGACGCCAAGATTGAGCTTTACATCAATACCGCGAGCGAGCGTATTGAACGCCATCTCGACCGTAAGCTGATTTATCAACAACATACAGAGCGTCAGGACGGACGTGGTTCTGACAGAGTTATGCTCAAGCATTATCCTGCTCAGAAGCCGAATCAAGTCTTTGACGATCCATCGTGGGATTTTTTGACCCCGATTGCCATAGCTGACTACGATATTGAAGACGCGGGCGTTGTCGTTTTGAGAAGGGCGCGCTTTCAGCGTTCCAATCTCAACGTCAAGGTCGTCTACAATGCAGGATATAAGAGTATCGTGGCTCCTGGCTCGGGGCCGGACTTGCCAGCAGACTTGCAACACGCCTGCATATTGCTTGTCGAATGGATGTATCAAATGCGAGCCGACCGTAGGCTTGGCGTCAAAGGCAAGGCTAAGAATCAGGAGAATATCAGCTTTACGCAGGGTATGCCTGCGGAGGTTGTGGAGCTTCTTGATCCGCATCGTCGGATCGATGCGCCGCTAACACCCGCCTCTGTTGGTAATGTCTGATGGCAAAGGTTGAGTTTAAGCGCATAGAGCTTCTCGAACGCCGCCTCGATGCACTTGTTTCACGGGAAACAATCAACACGGCTGGCGAGCGAATTGGTATGTATGTCACCGGACAAATGAAGACCAATGCAATTAGACAGAGAATCGGTAATGAAGGCGGCGGATACGGGAATACGGTCAATGCAATCAATCATCAAGTTCGATCATTGCGCGGTAAGACGATTGTCGAGGCTGGTGTCTATGGCCTTTTTTATGCCCGCTTCCATGAATACGGTACTCAAAACCTCAAACGCACCAATCCTTCACGGATTCTGTATCGTATCCTTGAGAACTACAAAACATTGGGTCTTTTGAAGGGTCCGGGTGGCGGCAAGGGTGTCTTTGATATCAAGACAGGCCGGTTGAAAGAGCGACCCTTTATTAGACCTGCCGTGAACGATAATATTGACACGATCCTTCAGATATTGCGCGAGGAGATGAACAATGCCGGTCGCTAATGATTCACAAATCCTCGACGCGATTGAGAACCAGATCAAAACATTGGCGTGGGTTAAGAAGGTCGAGAGCGAAAATATCCGCCTTGAGTTCTCTGAGATACATGACCATGAGGTTCCCTACGTTCAGATCTATGACAATGGGCAGACTTTCACCCATCAACGCGGTGAGGTGCTCGTAAACTGGCAAATAGCGGTCGAACTTGCGCTCAAATCAAGTTCTCTCAGCGCCGTGAACATGAGAACCCTGCTTGATAAGCGTCAGGAAATTGAGCAAGTCATCGGGTCGAACCCCAATCTCGGCATCCCCGGCGTTATTCATGTACTCTATGTTCAGAATACGCCCGATCTGAACTTGGTTCGGCCATTCTATACGACCACTTTGCTCTTTAGCGTTCAGTACCGGAAGAAGTACGTTAGCGAGTGTTAAGTGTGATACATTTTTGTTTGTAAACCGCCTCAAGGACTGAGCGGATGAAATATCGCTAAGGAAGGATTTTGAAATGGCTAAGAATTACGCATCAATTTATGCCAATACAGGTGATAGCTCCTCGCTCAATCAGCGTTTCTTTGTGAAGCAAGAAGGCGCTCGTGGAGTCATGGCCGTTCCTGCGGCTGCTGACTACTTCTTCGCTCTTGCTGGTGGTTCTTTGAACTTCAGCCAACCGATTGAATCAAGCGCACACCGCTCAGGCCGCCACAACAACAACACCATTAAGCAGAAGAAGGCTCTTGAGTGGTCTTTGCCTACCTACGTCAACATCGACACGGCTGCGGCTCAAGGAACGGCTGAACTTGAAGGCGCTTTGCGCGTCCTTTGGAAGTCTGTCCTCGGAAAAGAAAGCGTTCCGGGCGCAGTTGTTTATGATTCAAGCGAAGATCCAAGCATTACTTTTACGATGTTTGAAGTTGGCGACAAGTTCTGCAAGCAAGCGCGCGGATTGTTCTGTGACTCCGTTGAAATCTCGCTTCCCGGTGACGGCCAATCACAGTTGAATTGGTCGGGCATGGGCGTTGAGAGCTACCTTGTCGGAATCGGCAAATCGACCGTGAACAATAGCGGTGGCAATACTGTCACAGTGCAAGTTGGCGAAGGAAAACAATTCCCTGTTGGCGGCCTCGTAATGATCATTGAAGCAGACGGCTCAACCCGTTCGGCTGATACAGCCGCAGGTTCGGCTCGTAAGATTACAAGCGTTGCTGGCGATGTTGTGACACTTGACGGCGCTGCTCTCGCTGACGCTGATGGCTCCGGCACTCCAGTCTATCTTTGCTATTACGAGCCAGTCATGGCTGGAACAGAGGGAATCGACAACCCACAGACAGGCTTGGTTGGTACATTCACATCGGCTTCGATCCCCGGAACACCCTGTGTCCGTTCGGCGACCATCACAATCGCGAACGGCCATGAGATTGTGAACTATTGTTGGGGTCATGACTCGGCTTCTGGTTCGATTTTTGTTCCTGCAAGCCGTTTGGAAGTGGACGTGTCGATTGAGTTGAACCTCAATAAAGACACGGTGGCGTTCTATAACGCCGTTCAGCAGTTTGAGGCTCAGGACTTGAACTTCAAATTGGGTGATGCAGCAGGTCGTCATCTTGAGATTGACCTGCCCAAGTGCATCTTCCAAGTTCCTTCCATCTCGATCCCGGACACGGGGAGCATTCCCATTTCGTTTGAGGGCAAGGCATATCAGACAGCTCTCGACCAAGCCGACGAGTGCGTAGTGAAATACGCCTAATGTGATATGCTCCATAAGTGACTCCAATGAACGGTTGAGAGCCTCCGCGATTGCGGGGGTTCTTTTTTTGGCATAAATTGATTCATCGCCAGGAAAGGAGATGCAATGGCAATCAAGTTCGCCAGCCCACAGGATATGGTTTTCAAGTTCATTTCTTCTAAGGACGACGCTGTACGCTGCTCGACAGAGGATTATGCAAAGTACATGGAGAGCCTTGATGAGTCGCTCTTAAACCTCAATCCCGAGGTTCAACCCACGCGCTTTATTTTATCTTTAAGCACGAAGATAAAAGATGTTCTCTCAGCCAAGGATTCTTTGGCCGGGATTGCAATGAAGGCTCAGAATACGGGCGAAATGCCCATCTATAGTCTCATGTTTGCTCAGGTTCGCGTGGCCATCCAAGATATTGTCACGGGTGACGTGAGCGAAATGAAGCGCGGTCCTGATGGACTTATCTCTGACGAGATTATGGTCTCTCTTGCAGCTTCAGATATCTTGCCCGAATTGTTCACGGCCCTACAGAACAAACAGAAGTTTTCAGTTGATTCTGGCTTGGTAAAAAAAAGCTAAGCGCAATCATTGAACTTAACTACGCAGATTGGGCGGCGCTTCAAAAAGAAGGCCGCTCTTTTGATTGCACCACATGCAAAGTCCAAAAATTAAGACGCTGCCGTGAAGACAGATGGGATTTTGACGAGAAGGATGGGTCGATCTGGCCTATGTATGTTCACAAAGGCGGAGAGCTATACGGTTTTTGTCCCGCCAAGGCAACTTGGGATGGACAGACCATGAACCTATTCCGTATCCTTCATGTGGCGTCAGAAACCGGAGCAATGTGGGACGATGGGCCATTATCCGAACAACCGGATTGGTTCGTGGATGTGTTATCATGGTTCCTGACAAAGCATGATTTTGCTAAGTTTCAAACTAAGGCAAGGATGGTCTTAGGCGACGGGAAGAAAGAGTCTTCTACAGCGCCAAAATCAACTTCAAGGAAGAAATAATGGCGACGAAAGTGGACACCGTTGTTTCCATCGTCCTTGATGCTTCCGGCGTTGCGGTTGGCTTCAAGGATATCAACGGACAAGTCAGAAACCTGCAAGGTCAGTTTTTGAAACTCAAAGACGGAATGACGCAGGTTGAGAAGGGCAATGAAAAGTTTGCCGAATCCATTGGCTCTGTGGTTACTGCGGCGAAAAAACAAGCCGATGGTCTCAAATCTGTTTCACGGGAAACATCCACTTTCAAAGGTACACTTGAGGGAATGTTCAAGCCGGTCACGGCTCTGAACCAAGCCTTCGGTGTCCTCCAGCAATCGCTTTATATCATTCAACGTGCATTCTCTCTCACGGTCGGCTCTGCGATGGAGCTTGAGCTACAGGTCGCGCGCATCACGACCGTTCTTGATCAATCAGAGGTTGGTCAGATTGATTTCGCAAAACGCATCCTTGATATGCAGCGCACTTTCGGAGCGAATCCGACAGAAGCGGCCAAAGGATTCTATGAAGCTATCGCTTCTGGTGCGACCAATGCAGCCGGATCAGTGGAGCTTATGAACACCGCTCAAAAGCTCGCTATTGGCGGCCTCCTACCGCTTGATAAAGCCTTGAGTGGTCTAACCTCAGTCATGGCCTCATACGGCTACACAGCCGATGAAACCAAGTATATTTCAGATGGGTTCTTCATTGCCGCAGCAAAGGGCAAGACAAACGTCGAAGAACTCACAATGGAAATCGGTAATGTTGCCTCAATCGCGCAACAGGCTGGTGTGAGTTTTGAAGAACTTGTTTCGTCAATCTCCGCAGTGACCCTTGGTGGTAAGCGAACAGCCGAGGCCACAACGTCCGTGAGAAGTGCAATCAACGCGCTACTCACTCCGACAGAAGACCTTCAGTTTGTCTATAAACAGCTTGGGATTTCTAGCATTACAGCGGAAATTAGACAGCGCGGATTGGCCGCTGTTTACAAAGATATTTACGAAAATGTGAATAACAACGCAGATGCTCTTTCTAAACTCGTCGGTCGCGTTGAAGCAATCTCAGCGGTTGTTGCACTGACCTCTGGTAAGCAGAAAAAGGCTTATCAGGAGATGGTCGCATCCATCACTGACAGCAATAAAAAGATGGGTGATACGACAGAAAAAGCGTTCAAATTACTTGAACAGACTTCTGCAAACAGAATGGAAATTGCAAAAGGAAAAATCCTTTCTTCATTCACGGAAATTAGCAATGCAGCAATGAAGCTAATCATTCCAATTGCAGAATTAGGCGCAAACATTCTTGATAAATTGATGAAACCAATCGTTGCGACAAGCAATGCGATATCATCAATGATTGATGGTATGAACAGCCTCATGCCAACACTCGCAGCATTTGCTACGACAATTGTTGTGTTCAAGTCTCCTGCGATTCTTACGTTCTTTACCGCTCTCGCTCCCGTACTTAAAGCCGTTGTTGTTCCGGCCACTCTTTTAGCAGCAAAATTCATTGGCATTGCGGCAGCAATCACCACTATTACGGTTCTGTTTGATCAGATTTTTAGAAATTTTAATCTTATACCGACTGTCTTTGAATATGTTCTTGCTAGTATTGAACAATTCAACATATCAATGTCTGCAAAATTAAATACATTGTTAGAATCAATTCTTAATTTTGCAAAAGGTTTTACTGAAAAATTCCCAGACTTAGCAAAAGCAATTGGACTTAAAATCTATTCTGATGCTCCGAAGGAACAGGCAAAGAGGCTTGGAGATGAATTAGAAAAAGTCGCTGAAAGGGCAAAAAAAGCCAAAGAAAAAATCACAAAAGAATGGGATATGGGTGCGATTAAAGGCATCAAGGAAGCCTTTAGTTCACTTAGCGGTGCGTTTGCTGGCGCTCCTGACATTCAAAAACCATCGAAACCACCCGGCGCTCCAAAATTACCAGAAATAGCGCAAACAAAACCTGTTGATATTAGTGCGGCAAGAGAATCTGCAAACAAGGCGCAAGAACAACTTAATTCATTGCTCGATAAGACCCGTGAATATGAAAATGAAATAACTCTTTCAAAAGTTTATGGAACTGACTCGCTAAAACAATCTATGCGTCTTGAAATGGAACGTGTTGATGCGCTTGCTGCACAACTTGATAAGGTAAAACTCTTATCAGACGCAGACAAAAAGAGAATAGAGGAACTCAAAAAAGTCGCTGGTCAGGCTCTTGAAATAAGAGTGCGTACAGAAAACATCAAACAAGCGACTGATTGGGTTAATACAGCAACCAGCGGTGCCGAGGCGGTTGTCTCTAAGGGTGTTAATGAAGTTGGCAAGATGGTCGCTGTTGCAGCAGGACTACCTCCGCAGGTTGGAGAGTTGATTGGCGGTCTGGTTAATTTCTTCAAAAAAGGCCACGAGTTCGTAGCAAACTTTGCAAAAGAACTCATCAAGATTGTTGTCGAACTTCCGTTGATGATTGCAGAAGGATTGCTTGGATTGGTTGATGGCATTATTCAGGGCGTTCTTAATACGCTTGGAGATCCAGCTCGCCTTGCTAAGATATTCACAGCCTTCGCAACACTCGGTCCAAAGATAATCACATCAATCGTCAAAGCACTTCCGGCGCTTCTCAAGATGCTTCTCGATCCAAAGTTCTGGGTCGAACTCGCCTCGCAGATTGTTCGTTCTCTTTGGGAGGCTCTCAAGCAGATGGTCTATGCCATCGGAGACTTGATTGCTTCAATTTTCAGTGGAGATATTTTCGATCCGCTTGGAGATGCTATTACAAGCATGGGAGACTCTATCGGCGATGGTATCCGTGACGCGACTAAAGCAGTCACTGGCTTCACCGAACAGCTTTTCGGAGTTCAAGAAGATGTTGCTGCAAAAGGACAACAAGACGATAGTGGTTCGTTTATCCGCAAAGCATTTGATTATGGAGCAAAAAAGACCAAATCAGTATGGCAAGATATAGTCTTGTTCCTGAAGGATATTTTCAAAATTATCGCAGCTCCATTCGAATTTGCTTGGACTGCTTTGAAAGCAGCAGGAGAGCTGTTTATCAATGTGCTCGGAACATTCATGAAGCTCTTCGGAACAGCCGGAGAAATCTTGTTGATGACCTTTGAAACTGCTGGTGGAATATTCAAGACAGTATTTACGACCATTTGGGAATCTGGTCGAATCGTCTTTGAAGGAATTGGCAGATTGCTTGGAAGCGTCTGGGATACTTTCAAAGAAACAGGAATGGCTGTGTTCAATTTTGGAAAGTCCATTTTCAACGGCGTAATCAATTCATTCCGTGCTGTATTCAATTTCTTCAAGACATTATTCGATGATCCGGTTGCTGCATTTAAGCAGTTCATTACTGACATGAAAAACATTTTTGCTAATATCTGGGACGCATTCAAAGAGATTCCGACAAAGCTCTGGGAAGGAATAAAAGATTCAGTAAGCATTGTTTTTGACGTCTTCAAAGACCTTGGAAAGAAAATCTGGGACGGACTTTTATCTGTCATTGGCGATATATTTTCTTGGTTTAGAGAAGTCGGAAAACAGATCTGGAATGGTCTAGCAAGCGTCTTCAATGACATTTTCGGATACTTCAAAGAAGCAGGAAAGAAGGTCTGGGAAGGATTAAAAAATGCTATCGAATCTATTGGAGAAGGCACAAAAAATATCTTTTACAAGATAGGTGACGCAATTGCTACTGGTGTAAGCAAGTTCACACGCTGGATTGGCTTTTCAGAAGGCGGGATCGTTCCTGGTGTTGCGCTTAGAATTGGAGACTCATTAAAGAACGACATCGTACCAGCAATGTTGTCTCCAGGCGAAGCAGTTATCCCTAGGTCACTGATGCAGAATCCGCAAATTGAGGCATTCATAAAACAGCTTCTAAATGACAGACAGCTTCCTGTCACTGCATCTAATGCGATGCCGAGAATCTCTATGGCAAACGGAGGCATCGTCGGCTCATTGACTGGAGGAGGCACCAGCTTCGGAGACACGAACGTCAATGTCGTGCTACAGATTGAGACCAACCAACAGATTGACGAGTCATTCATCCGTCAACGCTTGATGCCTGCTCTGAAGTCAGAACTCAAAGCAAGCTCGCTTCGCGGTGACTTTGTTCTGTCAGCGAAAGGAGTTCGCAGGTGATTCAATTGATTCAATACGGATACCTTGAAACTCCTTATCTGAGCGAGTTTCCGTATCTCGGACCTGCTGCTGAGCAAGGCTTGGCATTCCAAACTGAGTTTCGGCTCACAAAAGACAAGGATATTGGAGCGCAGTTCCTTGGTGACATCACAAAAGAGAATCCTGTAGCAACTCAGTTTGAAGGATTCATTGACAACTTTGAGCAGACAAGAGGTGCTCAGTCGGAGTTCATTGTTGGCGTTGACCGTGTATTAGGGACACAGTTTGATGTAATCAACACGCAAGACCATGAACTTGGAATCCAAAGTGCTTTGACAGTCGTGTCTGAACACGCCGCTGGATTGCAGTTCAAGGCTTTCATCACGCAGGACAAGACTCTTGGCTTTCAAGCTGAGAAGTTGTTTGAAGGAAAAGAAAAAGCCACAGGCTTGAACTTCCGTCAGAGCAAGGCACTTGCTCACCTTGAGTGCTTCGGTGCTGGATATCTCAAAGACGAGCCTTATCTAAGCGTCTATCCTTATCTGCAATCGTTCTTCTGCGTGCCGATGGGAGTTCAGTTCACGGCGGTCAAAGAGGAATCGAGAGCCTTCCAGTTCCGCTCAGCACTCTATAACACGACAAATCTTCGTATCCTTGTGGACTTCCCAAGCCGTGGCTCAACAGGAGTCAACTGGACTTCGACGACGACGCAATCCAGTGCAACCAACAGCTTCACGGTCAACAACGTCAACACGGACATCGTTGAGCAATACTGGCGCTCGGCGACTGGTGTTCTCTCTGCAACTCTGACCTGTGACACGGAGCTTCCTCAAGGTGTATATCTCGATACGCTCGCAATCCTGAACCACAATCTGTCAGGCTCAGCGACGGTCATTCTGCAAGGCTCGAACGATCCAAGCTTTGCAACGATTCCAGTGGACATTGAACTGGAATACGAAGCTCTCAATATGTACTACATCGCACCGACGTTGCCTCTGCTTCCATATCGTTACTGGCGACTGAACATCAGCGATGCAGGCTCAGCAGACAACTTCCTGCGAATCGGTACGATTGTCTTTGGCTCTGCTGTCATCTTTAGCCAAGAGTCGTTTGTTGACCAAGTGCAATTCGGTCAGAAGCAGTTCGTGGATAAGGTCTATACAGAAGGCTTCACAAACGTCAGCAACGACCGAGGCAAGAAGAAATACCTGAATCTTGAGTTCCGCAATCTTGCTTATGGACGAGCGAACTTCCAAAACATGCGTGAGCTGTTTGAGTACGCAGGAACGACTCTCAAATGCCTGTACATTCCGACTCCTCAACAAGCGAGCCGCTTTGCAGTCTTTGCGAAGATGAATGAGATTCCTGCTGAGACGCACAACTACAAGGCCGCTGATGCAGACTATGTGGACTTCTCAATCGCGGTGGATGAGGCGCTATGAGTTCATCGAATCGCAAGCCATATCTCACAGCGACTAGCATTGACCAAGCTCTGCTCAATGCGGCTGGCGATAACTTGTCCAATCAGATTGAACTTATCGTGGATATTACTGCTCCGGATGGTTCTATCATTCGAGCCTCTGACCGTAACAAGTATGTCGGCGAGCATTTCTATGAGGCGCTGACCAACTTCCCAGACGTCACCAGAACCATCGGTGAGTTCCTTGGACAAGGCTTGGTCTTCTCCGAGATGACCTTCGAGCTTTCCAATGCCGATGGACGCTTCAATAAGTATCTTCCCAGTGGAGCAAACTTTGGCGGATGGATTGGTCGAAGCGTTGTCGTCAAGATTGGCCTTCGAGATGTTGAGTCATCTTATGTAGCAATCTTCCGAGGCGCGATTACAGAGGAAGGTGGCTTCTCCAGAACGGTCAAATCCATCACAATCAAGGCTCGTGACACGCTTGAAAAGATTAACGTGAGCTTTCCTCCGGATGTGTTTACTCAGGCGGCTTATCCAAAGGCTGCTGATGACCTTTGGGGAACTACGATACCGCTTATCTATGGCGACTGGACCGTGAACGTATTGCCTGGACTTTCTTCTGTGCCTGCAAAGGTGGTCAACGGCGCAGACATCTTTGTGAACGGTGACGAGCTTCCTGTCACGGTCGCTCTCGGTACTCCGGTTTTCTTCACGGCTGTGAACCATCGTCTTGATGTGAATGACGAGATTGATGTTCACTCAGACAATCCGGCTTTTCCATCGACGCTGAAAGGAAAGCACTATGTTCAAGCAATCACAGCAAATGAGTTCACAATCTCAAAGACCGCTGGAGGCGCGGCAGTCAATCTGACGACTGGAGATGTGTCTGGTAATAATCACGTTGAGAAACATTCAGTCTCGCTTCTCGAAAATGTTAAATTGGTTATCTCAAGCAATGCGAACACTGACTTCGACCTAAATCAAGTTTGGCTCAAGAGGTCAGAGCTTTACTATAAGATACCGACGACAATTATTCAGAACGTCAATGCTAATAAGAATTATTTTGAACTTGACCAAGACAATGCAGCTTTCAAGATTGATGGCGCTCACTGGATGTACGACACCTCAGACGAGTTCTTTGTCCGAGTCAAAGGCAAGGCTATTGCTTCTTATCAAGAAAATATCGTAGCCATTGCCGAGGACGTACTGAAGACCTATGGAGGTGTCGTCTCTGGCGACCTCGATAGCACTTGGTCATATTTCAAAGCCAAAGCTTCTCCATCGACCAGTGCCGTTGCAAACGTCAAAGGCAGAGCGTGGATTGGCGAGCCTCAGAACGCCATGGAGTACGCTGTCAGCTTGCTTGAGCAGGTAAGGCTTGAACTCTTCTTCTCCCGTGAACAAAAGCTCTCTTTGAGCAGTCTGCATTGGGACGAGTTCGACGACACTCCGTCATTTGTGGTGCGCACTTGGGACATCGAAAAAGACAGTCTGGTGCCTCAGATTGACGACCGGAACAACTTCAACCGTGTCCGAGCAGCTTATGCTTTCTTGCCGGATATGCAGGAGAACGCTTTCTCAACTCGCTATTACAAGAACAACGCAGCAATCGCTCAGGCAGGACGCGAAATCACCAAGGTTTTGACCTATCCAAACTTGCATGTTGAGACCGATGTCATCACTCAGATGACTGAGACGATGAAGATTGTGAGTGGCTACCGTGAGATTATCGTGTGCTCGCTGACCAACAGAGCCATCCTCAAAGACCTCGGCCAGTTCGTGCTGCTCGATGTTCAGATTGGCTCAACGGTCTTCTCTGGAGTACCGTGTCAAATACGCGATATTGGATATTCTCCTGATGGCCTCAAGCTCCCAATGAGGCTTTGGTCTTTTGCAATGCTCCCATTCCAGACTTGGAATCCTGGGTATGCAGGCATTGTTGGAGGAGAGTCAGCGTCTATCGTGCAAGAATGAAGTGTTGTAAAGTGAATCAGAATCACAAGGAGGCTTTCAAATGGCAGTTTTGTTAACCGTATCGGAAACGCTCGGCGGCGCGGAAGTCTCCGACTCATTGGCAGGTGGTGGCACTGGCGTTGACTTAGGTCAGGTCGTGAACGGACAGTTTTCACCAATCATCGACCAAACGACGAACGCTGGCGCTCAAGTTCTTTACTTCCGTCACAATGCAGTTGTTGATCCAATCTCGAACCTCAAAGTCTACATGGACTCGTTTTCGAGAACAGGATTCACCTACGGTGGAGCTTCTCCATCTGCTGCATCTGACTACACTGTCCTGAAGGCTGAAGGCTCGGCATCTGACGTGACCGCTGCTGCAAAGAACAACTCCAACGGCCTTGCAAGTGGCGTTTGGATTGAGCAGCAGTACAACGTGGCAACCTCGAACCAATTCGATATTGCTACTGCTCGTGGCTCTGATCCTGGCTCAAAGTTCGTTCAAATCTTTGGCAAAGCTGCTGCTGGTGTTGATGAGGCGACTGCCTACAACATCATCAAAGAGTCATGCGTCTACACGCCGGATAACGTCGCTGAGAACGCGCCATCCGCTCCGGTTGATGGAAAGATTGGAATTGATACTGACACGGTTCTTGGAAATCGCTCAAAGCTCCGTTTCCGCATCTATTTGCGCGAGGCTTTTGCAGACGGCGGCATCTTCCAATTCAGCTTGATTGCTCGCTTCTCATACACGGCTTGAATGAATGGAGAGCAACAAGATGTTAGTTCTCTCACAACCAAACGAAAAGCTGCGTGGCTTGCGCTGGCGGTTCGAGTACACCGACAAACCTGCAAAGGTTGGTGTCTGGAACTATACTGGAGAAGACCAGTCACTTCAGGCCTGGAGACAGCCGAAGGAAGGACTTCTATTTGCTGTCATTGAAGCCAAAGACCATAATCAGATTATCCATCGCGTGTTCGAGTGTGCAGGCCAAGACTTCTGCAATTTTCAATGGGAAATGGAAGCTCGGTTCTCAATGAACGGTGCGGCTGGTGAGCACAGACTTGTCGGTCTGACACTCGTCTCACGGACAGAACGCGCTACAATCTTCAAGAATGGCGCTTGTGTGATAGAACGCAGACAAGCAGATGATTTAGACAACCACTATCTCTACGGAAAGGTGTAAGCCATGCCAAATCCTACATCGCCATACGGTCGCCAAGACCTCGCATGGCCAGACCTCGGCTCTGATCCCGGTTCAACGCTTCACAGTCAAATCACTCAATCGATTGCTTTTCTTTCGAGCAACGTCACTGCTCGCTGGTCTGGAGTGTTTAATCTCACGGCATCTAGTACGGCTCAAATCGTACACCGCTTTGACTCAGTTCTCGCAGGACTGAAAATCTTCGTCGTTGAAGGTGGAGTCGTGCTGAGCAAGGCTCAACAGGATGCATCTTATACATTTACATTCGTGGACAATGACACGATTCAGGTGCAAAACAGCAGCCTTGGCTCAAAGACTTTTCAAGTCTACGTTTATCCAAGTCCTCTGAACATCCGCGCCGCTGACCTTGATCCAGCAATCGACATCGACACGACAGGCAAACTGTCTATCGGTGGACGCTTTGCAGCGGCTCAGGCGAGCAATGTTCAAAGCGGCTCGAACGTCACTCTTGGTGATCCAGCAGCGATGGCGATTACGCTCTCAGGAGCTGGATTGAACAGCGTCGATGGAATCACTGCTCCGGCTGACTCCACAGGCAAGATTGTCATCTATCACAACAACACGACTGCGACCGTTCAGTTTAACGATCAGACTGGAACAGCTGCAAATCAGATTTACACAGGCACAGGAGCACCGCTTCAGCTTGCTGACAAAGCGAGTATAATCCTGCGCTATGACACTGCTCTTTTTAAGTGGCGCGTTATAGGCTCCACAGGAGGCGGCGGAGCAGAGTTGACTGTCTCTCAAGCAAACTCTTTCGTCGCTGGAGATGCGATTTACTTTAACGGAACAAACTGGGTCAAAGCACAGGCGAATGCTCTTGCGACTGCTGCAATTGGTATCGTGAAGCAAGCGACGGCATCGAACTTCATTCTGGTTCTGCTTGGTGAAGTGACGACCTCTGGTCTGGTGGCTGGCTCGCTTTATTACCTTGATGCCTCAACAGCCGGAGCAATTACTGCGACTCAACCGTCTGCTCCAAACTTCTCGCAGCCAGTTGGTATCGCTCTCTCGACAACCAAGTTGTTGGTTGGCATTCAACGCGCACTCGACCTGCGTGGTCCTGCTCCAACAGTCAACACGCAAACATCACTCACGGCAGGCGGAACAATTACTCTGTCGGTTGCAGCGCATGAGGAGCAAATCCTCGTCGGTACGGCTGTCTCTGGAGGCGTGACACTGGCAACGGTTGCCTTCGGTTCCACTGCTCCCGTGAATGGAAAGAAGGTCATTCTGATTGGAAACTCTGACACTGACACGGTGTCTTTGACTTCTGACACAACTCCGGTTGCCAAAGGTCTTTGGCTCAACGGTGACGTGCAGCTTGGCAAAGGAAAGACACTCTGCCTTGTGTATAATTCGACGCATGACGCTTATCTCGAACTCTCTCGAAATGTTTAATCAAGGAGGTCTTTGAAATGAATTTGAAGAAATTACTTTCAATCGGTGCGCTGACGATGTTCAGTGCCTCGATTGCCACAGGACAAGGTACGGCACCAACGATTGTCCAAGGTGACTACATCAGCAACGTCTTTGGCAACTCGAACTTTGTTAAGAATCCAAATGCGAAGTTGAATACGAAGGATGTGACCAACGCAACACGTTCACCCACGACACCATTGGTCGCCACGTCTGAGTTCAACTTGTCACTCGCCATCGGTGCAAACGCGACTTGGACACTGCGTGCTTTTGACCAAGGAATGAAAGGTCAAA